ATGGTTTTCAGTCACAGTCTTGAGCAGACGCTTGAGCACATGCGATTCATCCGAAACAATATCGAAAACACTGACATCCTCAAAGACTTGAAGCCGCAGGGCAAGCCTTGGGCAAAGTCCTACTTTGAGTTCTCCAATGGCTCTCGTATCATGGCCAAGTCGGTCGGTGGTGCTACTCGTGGTTTCCACCCTGATGTCGTAGTCTGTGACGACATTCTGTGGGGTACAACTGCGAGTGAACTCCAGCGTGCTGCCGACTGGTTCTATACCGTTCTTCTCCCTGTCCTTCACCACACTGGTCGCCTCATGATGGTGGGGACACCTTTCTCTTACAATGACCTGTACGCCGAATTAGAGCAGAAGGCTGACGTGTTTACTGTGGAAACCTATCCAGCCATTCTAGAAAATGGAGAGCCTCTTTGGCCCGGTCGATGGCCACTTGAAGCACTCAAAGTTCGTGAATCATCCATGCCTGCAATCAAGTTTGCGCGTGAGTATCTTTGTGAGCCTATTCATGATACTGCGAGTATGTTTCCCAATTCTTTGCTTGAGCAAGCCAGAGATGAGAACTTGGTTATTCTTGACAAGGCAGAAATGGAATATGACGAAGAAGGTGAATCAGCCGGTGTGTTCGGTCAACATTTCATTGGTTGGGACCCTGCGATTGCGTCTGATTCTAACGCTGACTACACTGCTATGGTTACCATTCGTACACCGCCCGGCTCTGAAGAGAAACAGATTGTCAATGTGCTGAACGAAAAGGGGCTGGGCAGCACTGCTCAGAAAAGACACATTATCCTTCTAAACAGTCGATTCCAACCTGATTTGATTGAACTTGAAGGCAACAACTTCCAGCGAATGTTTGAAGCAGAACTCAAAGAGATGCGAGAGGACATTCCAATCAAGACCTTTATGACAACTCGTCAGCGCAAAGAGTCGATGTTCATGTCATTGCTCATGGCATTTGAGCAAGGTAAAATCAAAACCCCTTGGGGCGATGAGCGAAGCAGAGAATTCACACGAACATTAGAGACCCAATTAACCCGATTTGGTATGCAAAAGAATGGGCGCTTAGAGTCTGTTGGTGTACACGATGACTTGGCCATGGCACTTGCTTTGGCCAACTGGGCAACCAAGGAGTTCAGAGGCTCTTTGGTATCGCTAGACGACTATCTAGGCGGATTCGACGAATGGTTTGGAGATGTGCCACAGAACCATGTGGCAGGAGCGAATTGGTTCGTCGCTTGACGTAATGCTCATTAGGGAGTTTATGACACCAAAATGTGAGGGGAGATGTATGTGGCCATCATTAGCAGTCGGTCAATCGGCACACACCCTCGACATGGGTGATGAAACCTTGACTCAAATCGCAAATGCATTATCAGCACACCCACTTCTTAAATCTCAACCTTTGCTTGCAAAAGGCATTGCTTCTCAGACAATTTTACCATCGGTCGATGCCATTGTTACACCGTCAGTAGATTTTGCACCGACAGGTGACAGTTGGTTCGATACTCATGTTGGTAAGAGCGCAAAAGAAGTTGTCAAGGATTTGCGCAAAATTCGTCGTAAGATGAAGGATTCTAAAGAAGACATTGACGCGGCCATCAAACAAGTTCGTATGCTGAAACGAATGGAAGTAGATGCGACATTGGCCAAGTTGTCTTGGGCGCAACCGCACCACGATACCATTCGTCAACTTGGGCTGACTGACAAAACACTCAAGGCATTACGTCTTTTTGGCAATCGAAGGGAAACCAGTCTACTGCGAGCATGTAACCTATGGGAAAATGCAGAATCTACTCTCAAGCAACTGGATGAGTTCCAAGATGTGTGGGGAGATGAAGAGCGATTGTCTTGGGTCAATGCGATGGAAAACAAGTCTGACGCCCGAAAGATGTGGAAGGCCGCCTTGCACCAAATCGATTCTTTGACTGAAGAGCAACAGAAATGGCTTAAGATGGCAAAGCAAGAGATTGAAACTCATGGGTCTATGAAAGCCCGTGCGATTACTGAAAATATGATTTCCAAGGGTGTACCCAGAATCAATGCTACAAGAATGTCAAAGTTGCTAAAGATGTATGGTGAAGAGTTGAATATCATCAAAGGTCATCGTAAAGGAGAATACATGTGCATTAGTTCAGAAGGTTTGGTTATGAAAGACCCTTGGGCTTATGCAGCGGGTTTCCTTGATGCTGATGGTTACATTACCATCACTGAACGCGGTGAGCCTCGTGCGGGCTTCTTAGCAACTGGGGAGCGCGGGCGCATGCATTGCGAGGAGTTGCACAAAAACATTGGTGCGGGCGTCTTGCAACTAGACCAAAAAATCTACTCGGACAGTCAAAAAAGCCAACACCGAGTTACATTCTATTCCAAAGACGATTTGACAAAGTTGTTGGATAAAATTACGCCTCACTTGAGAATGAAAGACATGCAGGCAAAGGCTGTTGTTGCGTTTATCAGCGAACAAGACCCGCTGAGAAAAACTCAACTCAAACGCTTTGTACAGTTCTCTAACCGCGACGGAACGACCAAAGGTGAGGAGTCACTCCGCGAATGGGGAGTAGACAAAGATACAGTGCTAAGTTGGGCGGAGGGATTGTGATGGCAGAGCAAAAAGGTAGAGTCAGAAGACTATTGGATTCAATCGGAAATCCATTTCGTAGAAGAAGCACACCAGAGCCCTCAATGCCTCTGTGGACTACAGGTATTCAAGAGCCGGTATTGGTTCAGGGTATTACAATTCCAGCACTGTATGCAGTGGCCAATGAAAATCTAATTCTAAGGACTGTGCTTACCACTCTTCAACAAGAAATTTTCCGCCGTGGTTATTACTGGGAGAAGTCATTTCACAAGAAGTGTTTAGACTGTGATGAAGAGTATCAGCATGATACCGAAGAATGCAAACAGTGTAACAGTACAAACTTAGTTACCCCTGACGTAAATCAGTTGGTTTATCCAAAGTGGTTGATTGAACAGCGAAACAGCATGGAACAGACGTTTATGGATGTGCTTCGTGAGATTGAGTATGACCTTAACGTCACTGATGATGCGTTTTTGGTTTTGGTTAAGGAGTATTATATCGACCCCGAAAGCAATGAAGTTCAGTTTTATCGAATCAAAGAGATTCTCCGTGGTGACCCTATCTTTATGCGCATCATCGCTGACAAGCGTGGTGTTAGAGGTGGGCGTTTCAGAGTTTGTCCTGTGCACCGAAATGAAGTGCATGCCTACTCACAAGAAGAAAAGCATTGTCAAATCTGCGGCAACGAATTGCAAGATGTGCACCACGTCAACACGGCAGGTTCTGGTAAGACACAATACTACTTGGAAGGCGAAGTCATCCATGTAAGTAAGTACCAACCGAGCAAACTGTATGGTCGCTCTCCTGTTTCTACACTGTGGCGCCAAGCCATGACATTGACTGCCATGGATAATTACATGTACACAGCATACTCAAAGCGACGTATTCCTCGTGGCATTCTATCTGTTACCACTGACAACCTTGAGTCGATGAAGTCTTTCTTCAAGTCAACAGATGAGAAATTAGAACGTGACCCACACTACATCCCTAAGATTGGTATTGAATCAACTACTGGTCGTGGCGGAATCAATTGGATTAAACTGATGGATAGCCTTGAAGAGATGCAATACATTCCTGCGCGTGACGAAATGCGGCAGCGGATTGCTGCATTCTACGGTGTATCGAATGTGTTTATGATGGACACAGGTAAGTCTGGTGGTCTGAACAACGAAGGTATGCAAATTCTTGTAACCAATCGTGCAGTTGAATTCGGGCACAAAGTGTACACAGAGCACCTGTTCCCTAGACTCATGGAAGAGATGGATGTGACTGATTGGAAACTTACCTTGTATCCGAATGAAGAGGAAGATGAAGTCACTCGCTTGCGACGTGATGAGATGGAAGTCAACATTGCACAGCGTATGATGATGCTCGGCTTTACCCCTCAGTTAGAAGAAGATGCGCAAAGAGACATTCGATTCAGATATTCTCAGCCTGACCCTGCTGCGGGTCCACCGGGCGGAGGTATGCCACCCGGCGGAGGTATGCCAATGGGCGGAGTACCTATGCCCGGTATGCAAATGGGTGGCGGTATGGGCACACCCGGTGCTTTGCCCAGTCGTAACATCAGTCCACAAGGTGCAGCGCAAATGGCTAGACAAGCACAAGCAGGTATGCCAAACCCCGGTGGAGAAGGCGCGGGTCTGAGAAATCGAGGCCCTGCCAGCCCACAAAATAGAACGTCTATGGGCGCAGGCTCACCCGTTTCTAGTGTCCAACAAAGAGGGCCACAACCAAGCCCTGCACAGCAGACATCTCAGGGTATATTGAACGCCCGTCAATTCAGGGGCGCTTGAGCAACATTAAAGGTGAGGCACGGAGTGGGGATTCGCATGGACCTACGCAAGTTAGACCCTATGGCTAGAAAAATGCGCAGTCACGTTGATGCCTTTTACAAAGCGCTAGAACAAAATGACTCCCTAAGTGCAAGTACACACATCAATGAAATTGCAAAGTATGCAGACTATCTTGCAACCGATGTTGAAAAGGCAATCATGAAGGCAGATAACGCTGCACCAAGAGGTGTGAATGATATGTATGCAGGCGGTGTGCCTGTACGCAAGTTCAACCAAACAGAACGAGTGCACGCATCGTCAAACCAAGTATTGCCGGGAACCATCCGAACCAATCGAATTGGCTCGATTATGCGACCGCAAAGCAACCGAACACTTTGAGGTGATTGAATGAGTGAAGAAGAGAGTAATGTCGCAGAGCGACTAATGGGTGCACTTATTTCAAAAATGGAAAATATGGATAGTGAGTTGCAAATACTCAAGTCAGAGAATGCTCAGTTTAGGGCTGCATTCAATGACCCTGCTGTGATGTTAAGGAAGGCTGGCTTTGTTCAGGCTCAAACTCGCCGACCAGCAGATGTCCTTGCTGACCCATTCCGAGGAGAAGGGGATGAATTTATTTTGAAGGGCTTCGATGGAGAAGTCATTACCGCGCCTGAAACAAATGCAGATTTCCACGCAATGGATTGGGCAGATATTCACCAACTTGCTGAACAAGCCAAGAGTGTAGGTGCGATAGGCAATAATGTTGGTATGGAGTGATAGATATGAAACCACGATTTGAACCAAGAAGTGCAGACTTTGACGCATTGTTGAAAGAAGCGCTAGAGTTAGAAGAAAAATTAATTGAAAAGGCTCAGCCCGGATACAAGGAAAAGGAAGGCGCTACAGTAGGTCCTGAAGGATTTTACACTGTTGCTGGTGGAGGAAAGAAGAATGTACGAAACCAAGGCTATCAGACCAACAATACAACCATTGAGGTCGAGGATGTCAAGAACAAAGGGGCCATTTCAGAGAACAGTGATGTAGCAACACGCGAATCACCTTACTATCCTACTGCATTTAGCACCACTGGTGCACTAGAGAACTCAGCCGGTGGAGAAGGTCCAGTAATGAAATCTGTTGGCGGCTCAGTTGAGCGTATCCAAGTTCAAGACTTGAAGAAGTCTGTGGACCGCCTTGCCCGCCGTCTTGAGTGAACGGCGGGTGGTGTGGATGCGAGATGGTCCGTTAGACAGTCTGGATAGGGCTAGGGCAACCTTTCTCGCTTCGATTGGTGACAGCGTCGGTAAGGCTGATGCTGGGGCCGACTTCTACTTCGCTGCACTGAATGCAAAGCGGCATGGCTATGTGCTCAAAGGCTCTGATGAAGGGCTGCTGAACATGTTCAATTCGATTATCAAAGAAGAGATGTATGATGAAGTTGGGGGCACAGAAGCCCCCGGCTTTGCTGACCCTTTGGCACCTGCTGGTCAAGAGGCCCAATATGCGGCTGGACTTCAACACGGTGGGCAAAGGATACCGGATACTGTTTGGAATCCAGATAGAGTCGTTCGGCCAGTGGCAGGTCAATCTCTTTCTGGTCGTGACTTTGAAATGACGGCTGGCAAGGCTGGGCTTGCTTATGCTGATACAGATGCGCTTCGCCATGGCCCACTATATGCACAGGGCAAAGACGCAGACTCAACGGCTATGATTGATGCAGTATCAACTTTCTACCTTCCAGATGACCGTTATGGTGAAAGACAAAGTGAAATTGATGCTAAGAAAGAATTGGCTTGGGACAAACATCACGAGACAGGAGAGAGTGACTTTGTATTGGGTCCTCGATTTTATGGACGTTTGCCTGAAAATATGACAAATCATGCTCAGTACGAAAGGCATTTTGACGGGTGGAAAAGAAATAACCCAGATGCTGTAAGAGAACTGACAGAAATACATGGGCCAGAGGGCGATGATGCAGTAGACCATGCAATTAGAACAGCCCACATGGATGAAGCAAGAAGAGGTTGGTCGAATGAGAATAAACTTGGGCTGTTCGATTATCTGTTTGGTTTAGAGTGGCACACTCCTGAACAGCGCGATAAGATTTACCAGCACATGAGAGAACATGGCGTATCGAACAAAAGTCGTGCAGATATTGACAATGGCTTAAGTCACACTTCTCGACTTGTACGTAACTTCCAACAGAGATTTGCACCGATGTATAACCATTGGATTCGGCATGCACATGCTGGTGGAGAAGTATTTGAGCACACCGGCATTGGTTTGGGTGGAGACAGTCCTTCTCTCCAAACAAATTTTCAGGCTATAAATTCAATTAGCGGTGGTTATGAAAAGGCTGTCGAAAATTGGGAAAATATGACTGGAGAGAAGTTGGGAAGGTATCCTAGACTTAATGCAAAGGGAAAACCACACAAACAAGCAGGTGAATTCAATGAACAATTAGTAGTCAATGCTAATGGTCAACTTGAGAGAAAAGAAGGATTTTCTTCAAAAATAAATCAAGCCACGTTGTTGGCTTTATTGAATGTAGACCCAAGAACTAATGAAATACATACACCCGGAAATCATCCACAATACAAAAACTGGCACCCTTCTCAATCAGCATTCACTCAAGATGAAGTAGACCACATTTTGAAGGAAACAGACAGGATTCAAAAACAAAAACGTGCAGGTCGAATTGGCAGAAACGCAGGCGGAATGCATTACTATGCACATATAGACCCAGATATGTATTCGCATGATGTAACACAAGGGGACCACCGAGGGCTGGCTTACCATTGGAATCAGCCGTTTAGAGGTGTAGGTGGTATGATGGGGCATCCGAATACATTGTTTAATCTCCTGCATGAACATGGCTTGTTTTTGCATGACACTAAGGTTGATGAAAATGGTAACCCCCTCCCTTTCCAAAATGACTTTGGTGAAAGCGAAAGTTTGTTGTTTAATCGTTCTTCAACTGAGGACCAAATCCGACTTAGGGTAAGAGAAAATACAATGGAAGGGGGTACTGCATTTGCTGGTGGCGCGTCTAGAATTGCTGACGGTATGATGATGGCTGCTTTGGCTCCGTTTGGCCAAACAAGTCCTGAACTTACATCGTTTAAGCAACAAAAGCGTGGCAAATTAACAGCAGAAACAAGAGTGGACCAAGGTGATATTACTGATTCTGAAGATGCCCTACATGGTCACATTGGTTCCCTTAGTGGTAAGAGTGACCGAAGGGAGCCAAAATTTAGAACGGCATATCATCCGAGCCCAAAGTATGCAAACCAAGCGCGTAAGCAGCATAAAAGGTCATTTGAAGAGAATGATGCTGCTGGAATGAAGGAGGTCAAAGATGCGTTCAATGGCGTTACCGCTGGAAGCATTCCACTGATTCATTCAAAGTCCGGGTCAAAAGGTGGCTTTGCTCATGGTATGGAACACGTTCGTCGAAAGATTGCGCATGCGTTTCATCGAATCGGCACTGCACTTGGCTTTGCCAATCCACGACTACGTCCTTCTGCTCGTGTTGCTGATATGAACTTACCTAGACCTGAAGTTATTCCTACAGCAGCAAGTCACGATGTCATTTCTGCCTTGGGACATCGCCAATTTATCGATGACCCCATATTGGCTGAAGGTGCACACTCTGATGCTTTGAGTGAAAAGTTAGAGCAACAGAATGAAGCCTTTGATAGAATGATGTTGATAAATGATAAAATCAAATCTACTGATAATGAAGTAGAAAGGAAGAATCTTGAATTAGAGCGCGACCATCTTCAGGAGGAAATAGAGAAATTAGGTGCAGATATAGATTCTGCTGGTCCTACCCATAACATTCAGCAGACAAGAACAGAGCAAGATGTTCTGCGCTCGCACACAAACGCAATTGCTGAAAGGGCCAAACAATACCTACCGATGATGAACCCTGCTCTATTCCACCCTAGCCTTCCGCTTGAGGTGCTAGAGGGTAACGTCATGCAATATGCCGCGATGATAAACCAAATGCTTGCGCGTGAGCCGCATGAAAATCATGGTTTACCCGTTTTGGGCAATGCTGAAGCGGCCATGCAAGAACAAGAAGTACGCCCGCGCCCTTCAGATGTCAAAGAGTTCATTCATGGCAACAGTAAGTTCAAGGCTAAGGCCAGTCATTCTGCTGAACAATTAGCACAAGGGCTTGGATTAAATTATGAAGATGCGCATGTACAGGCTTCGATGCAACATTTGTCCAATCAGATTCGTGATATGGCAAAGGCTCGTGGTGACATGGAATTGGAATTTCCCATAATGACTGTGGCAGAATTGATGAGTCGAGGCGGTCATTATGGAGAGCACGGGACACCTGAAGAAATGCGAGAGTTGGCATTACAGGCTGCGAATATGGGTTACAGCGGAGATGCCAAGGCCAATCTTGATTTTATGAATATGAGAATGAATGCTTTAGGTTTAGATGGTGAACTTGTTCCTTACAACAAAGAATTTGGTGGAATGGGTAGAACTGCAAAAGAGGGTGTAGAAGAAATTATGGCCGAGTTAGGTCTTAGATTTATCAACTCTCATTCAACTGACCCTAACTTCCCTCCTGAAAGAACATATTTACGAAATGTCAAAGGAAAGGAATACTACAAAAAGCGAAATCAGGCTGATGAAAACCGAAGACTTGGTTACAGAGAATTGCAAAGATTGAATTCTGTATTGATTAGTGACCCAACAAAAGAACCTAAGCGTGTTAAGGCTGTTGATGCCAAGATGCAAGGTGGACTTGTACCCACAAAATTAGGACCTATGGATTCTCGCTCAGAATCGGTTATTCACTCTCTATACAACTCAACTGGATTCAACCATCACTTGGGAGATAAAGTCAAAACAACTTTTGATTTTCACATTGACCACAACGGCAAGCCTACAATTCACCCAACTCCACCCCGCGATATTCGTTTAAACGGACCATTAGAGAGTTTCTGGAGTACAGTTTTCCCTGACCTTGCTCACATTTTGCATCCTGATTATGTTCATCATACAGGAGAAACTGCGCAAGGTTTGAACACACTAGATAGAATGAATCATCAAAGTAAGCCACACCCCGTTGACGGTTCTCGGCATCTGGAAGACCCCCTGAAGAAAGGTATGAATCTAGCAGCCTTGACCAACCCTGATATTATCCGCAAGGAGTTGGGAGACAAGGTTCCACTATTGCAACCCATGCATCGCATCTTTGAATTAGATGACCTTGAGCACCTTCGTGGATTCACAGGCGACTGGGTGGTTTCTCACATGCCTGAAGGTGAGCGTGGGTTTGTCATTAAGAAAGATGACAAGGTCACATCATCTAACTTCGACTTGTCTGAAGAAACCAAAGACAACTTCAAGAAAGTGGCTGATGAAGACTTTAGAGTCGACGTTATTGAATTAGAGGATGGATACTACATCTTTGATGTACTAGAGTTTGATGATAAAGAAGTCCATGATATGACAACTGGAGACCGCATCAAGATTATTCGTGGGGGAATGGAAGGTACTGGTAATGTACATGTTCCATCTGCAAGTGATACGCGTCTTACAGATGATGCTGGTTTGGAATTGACAGTGACTGATTTGCAGAAAGAGCATGATAGAATATTACTCAGAGATGCTAAGTCTACTTACATGGCTGGAGAACTTCGACAACCCAAGTGGGTATTGCTCAGTCCCGGCAATGATGTTGTACTCATGGTTCTTGAACGCAGAGGCAACGGCCCCTACACATATCGATTGGGTACTGGACCAATTACACAAGATGAATCACTTGGTAAGCGTGGTGTTGAGATTGATGGCAATACCTACATGGATATGGGTGCCGCCTTTGATAGTTCTGAAAAGTTCAATGTTGGCGACCATGTACGTGTCAACGTAGCCAACGTAGGTGAAATGGAAACCAATGGTCAGAAACTGTACAATGTATCCGCTTCAGAAATTGTCAGTGAAGCAGAAGGTGAAGGACTGGTAAGTCAGGAAACACTTGCTTTGCTGGCCAAGTCGGAATCTGAGCAATGGTTGTGTGAAGTTCAGCGTACAGCCAGTGGAGTGCGAATTACAATGCCACAGGGTGATGTTGTGTACAAGACCACACAATCTGGAAGCCTATGGACTATGCATAGCCCGTTGGCCCCCAACCACTATCTCATCCGTTTGGCTGAAAGTCAAAGACCCTATTGGGCACCTGTAGCGGGTGCAATGCTCAAGGCTGATGTTGATATTGCTGAGAAAGAAGAAGTGCACGACAATGGGTATGAAGCCGGTGAGGCCAAGCCGTTCATCAAGCCAAAGAAAATCAAAGACACGAATTGGTGGGCAAAAAACGAGAAGCAGAAGGTTTTGGTCAAAGGCTTGAAACTTGTTGAACAGATGCTCAAGAGTGGTGTTGGTTCTGTTGGTACAACGACTACAGGTACAATGGGCTTGGGCATTGGGTATGCAACTCCTATAGAATCGCCTACTGGTCCTACAAACCTACATGATGCAAAAACCATGCCTGACTATGACAACAAAAAGCGACCCGGAGAAGACTACTCTATAGAACCGGGTACGGAGGAAGAAGAGGGGGCTAAACACATGACTGTGCCCCTAAAGGAAGGTACACTTGAGGTATCTGACTCCACGGCTCGCTTCCATAGTTGATTAAATAGTATGACTAGGTCTATAGACAGCAATGGTCCTGACCACTCAGATGCGCACTTCCCCTGTTGAACACAGCGGAAGCATCAGTATTGTCAAGGCAGATAATGACCTTGTCATCGCAGGTTACGCATCTGTAGAGATGGTTGACAAGCAAGGTGACCTTATCACACGCGGAGCCCTAAAGGATGCCTTTGATGGATTCATGAAGGCTGATGGATTCCGCAATGTACAACTCGCACACTCCAACATTCAGGTTGGTAGTGTTATTCCTTCGTACACTGACTCTGACGGTCGTGTATGGAAATCCGGTGTCGATGACGCCGGTATGTTCGTTGTTATCCAACTAAGGGATGACATCGAAAAGGCTCGTGAAGTAGCCAATGAAATTCGCAAAGGGGCCCTTCGTGGCTTCAGTATTGGAGGGCAAGCGTTCAAGCGCATGCGTAAGAGTGACCAACAACACGGTGACTACACTGAAATCTCCAAACTGGAATTGCACGAGGTAACCATTTGCGAAAAGGGTATCAATCCCGAAGCGACCTTCCGCATATTGAAGGAGGACACAACAATGAGTGATGAAATGAATGCATTGGAAGAACTAGGCAGCGTCTTGGACCGCTTGAGCAAGCGGATGGACAACATGGAAAAGGGCGAAATTCCCGAGGGCTTGAAAGAGCACATGAAAGACGAGAAAGACGAAAAAGGCGATTCCGACGAAAAAGACAATGGAGATGACAAAGACATGGACAAAGAAGAAAAAGGCATGTACAAAGGTGATGACCAATACGCCGATGTTATCAGCAGCGAGTACCTAAACTGGATGGAAAACACACTGAAGTCTCAGGGTGTTGACACTGGTGCAGCCCGTGCTCACTTTGATGACATCAACAAGGCCAACCTTGGTAGCACACCTGAGCAAATCGGCGACGGCGCTAACTACTTTGGCGGACAAGTTAAGGGACGTGCACAAGAAGGTGGAAGTCCATCAACTAACGCTATCAGCCGCATGAACAGTGGCGGCGGCGGAGAAGTTGCAAAGGGTTACCTCGCACCTGATAACGTATCAGCAAGCGACCTAGAGGCAGCATACGAAGTCTACAAGGCCGCAGCACTAGAACAACAATTCAAGGGTAACTTGAACACAGTGTTCTCTGACCGACTACAGAAGGAACTCAGCGCAGAAGCAGAGGCACGCGAAGCCTCTTCCTTTGACGCTCGTGGACCTCTCGCAAGCATTGAGAAGGCAATCGCTGACCTCGGTGCTCGCATCGATGGACTTACTTCAGAAGAAGGTGGAGCAACTCTCCGCAAGGCAGTTGACCAATCCGCTGTCGAAATCCCTTCCACTGAAGAACTAGCAAACATGGACTGGAGCCAAGTACACCAGTTGGCTGGGAGTGTTTGGAACTGAGTTTCCACAAATAAAATGGAGGAATAAAAATGGCACGAAATTATATGCGAACAGTAAATGACATGGAGCGCTACTACTACGGCGCTGGCAGTTCAATGGGCTACTCCTACAGTGGCTCAGAGTTGCTCAAAGCGGATGCACCGCTCCTAAGCACAACTGCTGGTACCTACCAAGCAATCTACGGACGAAAGGTATGGTCACAGTTGAACCAAGAATTCAACGCTTTCAGCGTTCTACCCAAGAAGCCTTGGGACCGAAGCGGATGGCGCGTTGTCACCGCAAAGCCTTCCAAGACTGTCGGCGGCGGTATTGCTGAGAACGGTACACTACCAGAAACCACCAAGCCTACTTTCCAGCATGTGGCTGCAAAGCCCAAGACTGTGGCTCACTCATTCGATATGAGCGAAGTTGCAATCTTCCTTAACGACAAGGATGATGGTCTAGGTGACATCCGCTCAGTTCTCAAAGAAGAGATGGGCAAGCACCACGCAGAGCACATCAACGATATGCTACTTACTGATGTAGACACCCCAGCAGGCAACGACATCGAGTCGCTTGACCGTGTAACGGCAGCATTCAGTAACAACGCAACTACCACAACTGGTCTAGTCAATGGACACGACAACCTAAGCGCCGATGCAGACCTAGACATCTACAGCATTGACCGAAGTGCAAACTCATGGTCAAACGCTGAGCACAGCAACAACGCTGTGTCCAACACATCAACCAACAGAACCCTCAGTCTTGACCTTCTTGACGATATGTTCCAGCGAATCTGGGTTCGTGGTGGTAACCCCAAGGTTATGTTGACTGGATATGATACACTAATGCGCATCCAGCAACTACTACAGAGCCAACAGCGATTCATGGAAGAAAAGCGTGTTGTCCCAACCTACAACGGCGTAAAGGGTGTTCCCGGCGTCGAGGCTGGTTTCATTGTGGCTACCTACAACGGTGTCCCAATCATTCCAACCAAGGAAATGACATCTGATGGCATCAGCCGTATCTACATGATGGACACAGATTACTTGTACTTCAGTACTGGTAAGCCCACACAATACTTTGAGTCTGGCATTGAGACTGGTGACCCATTCGCCATCAACCGCCTTGGACAAGAGGGACTTTACCGAACAATGGGTGAAGTTTGGACTACTTTCTTTGGAGGTCAAGGTTCAATCCGCGACTTGCAGTGAGGATTATGGAGAATAAAACAGGAGATGATTAATTATGGCACAACAATTGACAGTAACCGCAGCAGGTGGAAGCATGGCAGCAGTATTGCATGGCGCATGGGAACTACGAGCAGGCTCTCAAGATACAGCCGAGTGGCAAGACGGAGCAGCCGATGTAACTTATCCCGGCGGAGGCCCCGGAACCTTCCAAGCATCTAATTCAGATGGAGCAACTGGATATGACCCAGCCCCAAAAATGGCACTCATTGGACTTGCAGATGTAGCAGATAGTAACACAGTAACACTAAGTGGTGGCGCTACTGCAATCATTAGCGCACTCGTGTCTAATGGTGACGCAAATGTAGCACAAGGAGTTGGATGTAACCACTCTGGCCTTGTCGTCACAATGGAGACAGACGGAGCCGTAGGGACTGCACAACTATTGGTGTTCTACAACTGAGTTGATTCAACATGCCTTTGGTAACCTACCTTGGTCCTTTCTTTTTGCGTCGGCGTCCAGATAACGCTGGCCAATGGGAAAGGAACATTACTGAGGAGGTCAGTCAAGAGTGGCTCGATACATACCGTCGTGCTATCTGTGGCAACCCCACCGCTTTCCGAGTAGAAGGCGATGAGGGTGTCACGGTAGACGATGGTGACGGACTACCTGACAACGGATGGACCAAAAAGGACATCACAGCATGGTTAAAGGCACAGGGTGCTGAAGTGGGTGGATATGCAACGAAGAGCAAATTACTTGGACTTGTAGCACAAACACTAAACCCACCAGCCCCTGAGCCTGAACCAGTCGTTGAGGAAGTCCAAGAAGAAGTCCCGGCTGACGTTCCAGAGGAAGTTGAAGAACAACAAATTACAGGAGATGAAGAATAATGGCAATAACAATAGACAGCAGAACTCATATTATAGGCGACTTGATGCTAATATCAGGAACTTGGGCTAATGGCGACACATCAATTGATGTATCTTCACACTTAAGTTCTGTAGTTATGGCATTCGTATGTCCTTCAACAACCACTGAACAAGCCAACCCAGTCAGTATCGTAGGTACCACAATTCACTTCACTGAAAGTGGTAGCGATGACGGTGTTTGGTCTGCAATTGGTAAGCGCTGATTGGAGGTAAGCCTCCATGGCAGTACTGAGTGGTTATGGCACTAGGGTCATTGGGCCCTATTCGCCCCAGCAAATAGCAGATGGTACCGCAAATGCGGCTATCCAAGCAGACATCAGAGCCACAGGTGGCACTGGTGCACTTGGAGTAGCGGCTGCGAGTACGACTGCTTTGGTTGACATTAACCCATTCATGTCCCTAGGAAACCAATACTTTCTCTTAACCTACACAGTGTGAGGTTAATTCATGGAAGCCTTTGGCAACCTCGGACTTGAGGACATTGAACGCTTACAGAAGCGCGGTATTCGACTTAACGAGTCATACGGCGCTTCTGTACGCACCAATGAAGATAACCCCCTTGAGGGCGTTACACTCAAGCAACGTAATCGCAATAAACATGCTGGGGATGTCCTCAACATCGGTGCAGGAACGCGCTGTAAGCACTGTGGCATGCTCCACTTTTGCTGGGTTGACAAGTGCCGTACTTGCGGTATTCAGATGGATTACAATTTGAGCACAAGAGAATAGGTTATTGGGAAGGTACACTGTGGCTCAGGTGAGGGGAATGAACCATGCCAGTAGTATTCAGTCCCGGTGAGCCTGAAACGCGACCCTTAGAACCTGACGCAATCGTCTATACGACTGCTCAGAAGGTCGCTGACCTGCTTGGTGTAGGTCGAGGAGAGGCTGTTCTTGCTAGTGCTAATTCTGTATCTGATGGTGTGTATGTTACTGGTGGAGACTTTCGGGACCATGGCTTTGCTGTAAATGATACTGTACTCATCTATAGTGATTTAGACCCGCTAGGAACTGAGTTGAACATTACTTCCATGGCAAATGGTGGGGCGAGTGGTGTTAAATTAGTCACAGATACTTCCTTTACTCATAGTAACTTTACTACTGCTGCCAATACGTATGTTCAGAACACAGCATCATTCACCAACGGCAAGACCCGTGGTGTGACCAAGGCTATTGTAGAGACACGTATCAAAGAGATTCAGGACCGCATTGACAACATCACCCACAATGCTTGGAGGCCCTATCTAGTGGCTGCTGAGTACATCAATTTCGATACCTACAAGCCCTATCGGCGTCGATACTACACAGACTATGTGGGTACCACGCCTCTTTTGTTCCGCAATGTTCAACAAATTCTACGCCTAGAAGTCTGGCAGGGTGAGCACTACAGAGAATTGGGTTCTGCTGAAGTTCGCGTTGAATTGAAAGATACTTTGACAACTGCTGAAACTATCCACATAGGACTTGAAGGTGGATTTAAAGCAGATATTGGAGCGGCCACAAGCAACACTACGGGTTCATTTGACATTAGATTTGACAAGGTCAACGCTGCACAGAGTTTAGCAGACTTAGTCAATAATGAGGACCGAGTCGGTAAGACTGCAATTAACTTTGTAGACAAAGATGGAGGTAACTTTACAATGGCAGGTAGTACATCTAATGTGTCTTTGCACAATGAAATTCTCGCAACGGCTAACGCCGATTACGGAAATGGTAAGGTAAAACTCACAAGTATGCGTCAAACAAAAGGTGGTGAATCAGTAAGCATTGCGTCTACTAATTTAGATGACATTGCCTTTTCTCAAATGACATCTGTAAGTACCACTTCTACCAGTGTTTCTAGCACCACTGTACATGTAGCCAGTACTACTGGATTTGCTGATGGAGGAGTATTGATGGTTGGTGATGGGACTGGAACTAACGTAGAAACTTTGACCTACCAAAGTAAAACTGCTACTAGTTTTGTAGGCTGCGCCAATCTAAATGGAACACCACTAAGCACATTAAATACTGGAGGCACTACTGTATTCCAGTATTTGTTCCAATCAGATATTGGTGCATTTTCTGATGCTGGTGGTGACCAAGCGCGTCTGAAAGACTGGTGGTTGGATTCGGAAATGGGTATCATTTACTTCAACAACTCTTATCCATTCTTTGAGTGGAATGCTGTCAAAGTATCCTATATCTATGGAGAACGCTATTTGGAGAAGGCCATTGAAGAAGCCGCAACCAAATTGACGGCTTCAGAACTTCTCATGGCGGATGACCGCTCAGTGCTTATCCCTGAAGGGACACAGAATGTTGACCTTGGTTCCAAGATTCAACTGTATCGCCAAGAAGCGATGGAGATTCTGAATCGATACAAGGAGATAGTTGTGTTCGCTTGAGGTGATGGTATGGTAGCAACATGGAAAGAGCCACTCAATACCGTCATTGATATTCTCAAAGACAATTGGAATCGGGCGAACAGTGACAACATCAAGCCTGTCATTTTGGACATTGCTTCAGAGGGGCCAGAGCGAGGCAAGCGCTTAGATTTGCAACGTAGTGACTTTATCCTATGCTACGAAACAGCACTGAATGAAGAAGTGCCTGATTTACTGTACAACTTTGTCACAACTCGCGTCAATATCACTGTGGACATGCGCACTACGCGTGGTCGTTCCCGATTGCGCAAATTAGAGAATGAGATGCGTAGGGTCATCCATACTCAGCGAAAGGGCGACGGTGTCAATTTTGACCGCATGATTCTCAAGACTCGCACTGATTTAAGCGACAGAAGCAAGAAGTTGTATCGACACACCTTCCAAGTAGAGGTCGTTATACTGGCGGAGGCGATTCCATGACCTTTGGTGCGCATTACAAGGGAGATGTCTCAGAGGTTACCATGGGTCACGAGACTGGATTGTATCTGGAATGCAATGAACCTCTGACATTTTCTGCAAGCACCACTGCTGGCAATGATTACACAGAGATTACCTTCGCGGGCACTGGGGCTGCCAATACAGATGTGGGCGCATCTGGAATACTATCTGTTCCTCTAGGGATGCTTATTGGCTGTAGGATGACCTTTCACGGCTCCGCTGGTAACTTTTCACCTTATTACTACGAGTCTCTTAGTGGGCGCACTTACACGATTGTAGACCACACATTGGACACTGTAACGAAAATCAAGATTGTGCCTGCCCTTGCTACAGGGAGCATTAGTGGCACTAACAACAATGATGTTATTTGCATTCATTCTCTTGGCTTACCTACACTTGCAGCCAGTAGTGAGTTCACGATGAATTCCAGTGCTGCAACATCCAAGGAGTTCAGCCTCATTGACCAGTTTATCGGATTGGCTTCTTTCATGACGCTACCTGATACAACTGTGGACTTACACAAGTATCACATCGTGGGTCTAGGTAGACAAGCCGCAGTACAACAGACAGGTAAGGTTCATCACAAAGGTGGTTCGCTTGAAATGCCATTGCATGATGCTCGTTGGCTTTACTACAGTCTAGGTAAAGAGGTCGTTGATTGGCAAAACTGTGGTGCTGCGCCATCCAGTTCGTCTGTAAGGAGTAGTGTAGCGACTGGTATTTCGGCAGGGCAGACTTACATTGACATGCCAACCAATGCGAACTTTGGTAGTACAACTGCTGGAGTTGGAGATTATATTCTTATCAAAGACACAACTTTGACGCCAACGACTACTTACAAGGCCCCTGATTTGGCTACCAATACCTATTGGCCAGTGGCTTCTGGAGCAGGATTGGCCGCTGAGGATGAACATTTTGAGTGGGCTGAAACCAGTGAGATTCGCCGAATTACTGCATTTACTGCATTGTCTAGTGGTGTACGCCTGTTTGTCGATGACCCTTGGGCATTCTCTCATGGAACTTGTGACGTGTACTTGCGTGAGGCAGATGACAATGCACCCACGATTGCGACAGACAAGAGCATCACCAATCCTGTCAAGCACCTTCTTTTCTCTAGTGACACTATACCTTCGTTTTGCATGGAACACAGTATTCGTAATCGTGATATGGGTTCTTACAGTCAAGAGGCTGGCTCTGCTGCACCGGGAGCCTCTACAGATGCAAAGCAGTTGACAAGAGTATTCAGAGGATGCAAAGTTGTTGAGTGGGAACTATCATCAACAGTAGATGCTGAACTCAAGTACAGATGTATCTTTGATGCCCTTTCCTGTTATACCGATACAGGTCGTTTAGAATCAGCAAACAAAGGTGACCGATATACTGCTCATCGCATGTTCCAAAACACAGCCACAGATGCTGCCAGTCGAGTTGCGTCTGGCATCGCTAGTGGTAGTGAGAAGCCATTTATGTTTTACAATGGTACGGTCAAAGCCTTCGGTGGTAGTATCGGATTCATAACTTCATTTGAATTACGTGGTAAGACAGGCGTAGAATTGTTTCACACCATCCAAGGCACCACTGTAGCAGAAAGTGTAGATTCTGATAATCTGTCAACCAAACAGGTACCTTATGGGGGCACACGCAATGCATCAATTATCAGAGAAGGGCGCGAAGAGTTTGAAATGGATATGGTAATTGCACTTACAGATGCCAACATGTGGCACCAATTGCGTAGCCATGTAGAGCAGAGCGCTACGGTGGGAACTACAGGAGATGCAGCAGGCTTTATTGAACTACATTTCACCAAGCCCGTAACTGCAAATGCAGACCGAGCACCTTCTATTCGCGTCATTGTGGACGATTATGTTATCACTGAGGCCCCTATTCCAGTACCAGACGACAAGGGGCTTCTCTTCTCTAAGATTCGGATTGAGCCGCGAAATATCAAAGTCATGTCCACTGATACAACTTTCCATTACTGAGGTGAAAATATGCGCTGGTCTTCTCTACATCCTCGCATTAAACCCGAACCTGTTGTAGAAGAGCCTGTAGAAGAACCTGTGGTCACATTTGACCCAGAGGCTGGTAAAGCCAGCGACAACCCATTCCATGAATCTTTGAAGTATGGAGAAGATAGTACTGTCAAAGAATTGAAAGAACTACTGAGAGCAAAGGAATTGCCCGTCAGTGGAACCAAGGCTGAGTTAATTGCTCGCCTTGAAGCATCTGAAACAGAGGCCACCGAAGAGGTCACCGCTGAAGAAGATGAGGAGGTCCCCGCAGATGCGGCTACCTCCGATGAGGAAGTGAGTAAGTATGTCACAGGAGAAGAAACTGAAAATTAACGACACCCCCACGCAAGTTACAGCCAAACGCCTGACATTCTTTGATATTCAGGCAACTGCGCCCTTGCTTATGAATGGGAATCTAGACTTTAGCGACTATTGGAATCATGCGTTTAGCCAGTGGCTAACGTGTGACCCACCTGTTGATTACAACTCATTAAGCCCTGAAGATGGGGCTGAACTCGCCAAACTACTTCCTGACCCCAGCGAAGTCATGGGGTGGCTAGTTTTTCGGGAAGCGAAGCCGGACGAATCAGACACTTTGTCCATGGGAGACCAGTGAGTGACCGGCTTCGCCTACAACGAGAAGGAATGGAATATTTACTAATGACACACTACAAAATGGGGTTGGAAGAAGTGAGAAAATTAAGCGTCAAAGATGCCAAGCAATTGCTGCATTGGGCACAAGCAATGCAAGGTGAAGAAGAGGCTGCTCAAAACGCAGTGTACTTGGGCTATGACTCTGTGCCACCACTGGAGGGGAGTTTGTGGTAGATGGAGATATAGACCCGCGCACAGTAGAGGCGATGGACAAATTCAAGCAATACAGCCAAGAGGCCAGTCAAAATATGAGGACCTTGCAACAGCACATGGACAAGTTCACCAATTCCATGGCAATGACAAAATCACATACAACCGACTTGCGTGAATCGTTGCGACAAATGGGAGCAACTCAGCCTTTCCAGCAGATTATGACACAGCAATCTGTAACTGAAAGGCGAGTTGCTGGTGGGGCGCAGTCACCCGAAGAGCAGGGTAATGTAACGGTCAATCTGCGAATTGATGTCAGCGGAGTTACTGATAAGACTGACAAGCGGCAACTGGCAAAGGAAATCAGCGCAATGGTCATGAAAGAAGTACGGGCGAAAATGGGTGGCCCGCTCAATACAAGTGGGTTTAGTCGGAGTGGTTGAGTTTGGTCAAGAATTACGCTGATGGTGAGCGCGTTCCAATTCGCCTCGTTCAAGAGAACGGGGATGCTATTGAGTTGGATGCCACCAGCATCGACATGGTTGTCGAGCGCATTCAGAGTAATTTTGGCATTCCGTTTATGTCGGCCAAGAAGTTTGGTATCGATTTGAACCAAGCGGCTGTTATGTTTGAAGTACAGGGTGTGTTTACTGATGAGGCCGGGCAGGAGGCTACATCTGGTGCAGTAGCCCACATCGACTTTCACCAAACACAGTGGGCTAACCCTCCAAAGCCCGGAGGTAGACCAAGTGGTCAAAGTTCTAAAGGGGAGGAAAAGCAAGGGACCTATACTAGTTCTGAAGAGCAAGAGTATGAATCTGTAGGGGAAAGGAACTATGGCTTCATTATCAAAAGAGATACAACTACAAAGCAACTTTACGACAACTGGCATAAGAAGAAACTCAAATTTCCTGTAGGATATTGGTTGGACCAAGCGACTGCCAATACACTCCCGTATACAACCAATCTACAGTTTTGGTTTGATGCAGGGCAGTCTGTAACAGGGGTTGCACACGGTGGCTCTATTTCTTCATTTACAGATAAGAGTTCCAATGCTTTCACTTTCACTGCTAGTAGCAACCCAAAGTACAACAAGTATGGTGCAAATGGTCGACCTTATGTTTTCTTTGATGGAACAGATGATTATTTTAGCATCAGCAACAGTGACGCAATTGATACTGCAATAAATGCTGCAACTGTAACAATTTTTACTGTTGCTCATACTGAAGTTGATAACGGTGATAAGCAGACTATTTTTTCAACCACTGATAATCCGAACAAAGGTTACGAAGTTTACCATGATATGACAGGTTCTGAAAATCGAGCCGAAGCCACTGTATACAATAGTGGTGCAGACCAAACAATTACTGGTGATACGGATTCAATTACAACAACTGACCCTGTAATAATCTGCGCACAAATGGCTGCCGGAACACTAGATATTTTCGTAAATGGTAAAAAGGCTACTCAGGTAACTGGCTCTAACATTTACGTGCCAGCCGATACCAATGATGTTTACCTTGGTGCGCTACATAATGGCTCAACAGAAGCCGATTTCTTTTCAGGTAGAATCTATGAAACTATCATGTACAGTAGTGCGTTGAGCACAAATGACAGACAACTGATTGAAGGTTATCTAGCACATAAGTACAACATTGGGTTAGTAGGCGAAAGTGGAAGTGAAGAGACTCATCGGTACCATATCAACGGTCAACACACTTATCTTCCAGATGCTGGTTACGCCACGGTTATCTTTGATACTCAGCGAGCCCCATCTAAAAATGAGCCGTTTGGCTATCTTAATACTCACCGAAGCACGAGCCTAACCGTTGACGCTGGCGCTACTCCTACAACCACGAGTTGTAGATTATCTGGCAACATCAAAGAGTGGGTAGAAAGTGGTAACTCCAACAGACCATACAAAATTAGTTTCTTTAGAAGCGGTGCCCACATCCAAAATACAACCCTGCGTTCTGTAGATTCGGGCGGGACTAATATCACATTTGACCCTATTACAGCCCCTCAAGTTGGTGATGTGCTTCATCTTGCTCCAGATAATGTCATACAATTTAGTGCTCATTATGGTGAGCCAGCGCTTGTTTTACCACTGCTGAATGCAGGTGACGATTCAACTACAGGTGGCCCTACTTATCCAAACTATGCTGATGGAACCACTCGCTTTGCTGGGACTGCGCTTTCATCCCTTAGTACAACTATCACGCGCACGGATGAATACATTGCGCATACATTAGCACAACTACTAAGTCATTCTTCCATTAGTATCGGTGAAAGAGCCGTAAACGACAATGGTGATACTACTATGGACAAAGTATTCTCTACCAGTGTAAGCACGGCTGGTGATGGCTCTAAGACGCTACTGAAAATTACTCAGGTACACAAGTCAAATTTCGGTCGATTAGGACTAGGTGCGAACATCAGAAGCGGCTTACCATCAGACAAAACCCCTCTTATCAGAGGATTCACAGGTGGTAAGAGTGGCAAGACTGTCAAGTCCGCAGGTGACAAGGTGCAAGACATTCTAGGTATCTTGGGCAACAGCCAGAACTTTGCGTCAAACCATGGTGGGACCATTGGTGACTTTATTGAATCGTTTTCGGGTGCGTTGACCCAAGGTGTATACGATGAAGCACTTAGTGGAGATTATATCACCGCCATTCAAATTCCATACAATTCGTTAGTTACGTTAGGTCAAAGTTCACTTGACACAGAAGTAGCACAGCGTAACTTCTTCTTGACTGTAGGTAACGTCAATACTGCACTCAAAACTTCAGTTTCTAATGTCACTCATGCATCCAAGCGATACGCGCCCTACGAAGGGCATACAAGCGCAAGAAATGGCATTCATGGCATTGTCACTGACTTCAATGTCAAACGAGATGCTGCAATGAAAGCATACGAATTCAGCCTGCAATTTATCGCAGCAGACATCATCATCTGAGGGAAAGTTATGGGCATACCGATTCGACTCAACGTGGGGCCACGGGGGGATAGCACCATCAGCCTCGATGCAGTGAGCCTTGACGTTTCTGTTGACCGGAACGTGAGCGCTTTCCCTACCCCTAACAATATCCTCAACCGTATGGCGATTGACACAAACGTACCGTCTGTAGAGATTGAGATTGCTGGTATATTGCAAGACGATGAATATGCACCTGAAACGACTGGCAGTTCCGCAGATTACGGTGACCAGATACTAATGAATTTTGCAGCCACAGCACCTACGACAAACAATCATTGGAATTACATGACGCATTTAGCATCTGCAACTAGTCGTCATCACCAATTTTTAGAATTTCACATTAAATCAGGCGAAGGTTTTGGCATTAGTGCAAGTTCTAAAACAATTGATGTATTGGATAGGTATGTAATAGGCGCTACTGAAGATGAGGCATTTGACAATATGGTAGGTAACAAGTTGTTTGACAAGTATGGTCGTACAATAGGCACGATTAGCGCAGTTACGTTTGCTGCCGACAATACCAGTGCTGTAACCAATCCAGATGGAACCGCTTTGACATTCCAAAATGGGCCGAATACCAATCGCGTAGATACCATTACACTCAGTAGTACTGCTATTGCACTTGATGAAGGGGAAATCATGTATTATGGTGTTGTAAGTGCGCTAGAGGACCAGTGGATTGACAGGTGCTTTGCACTGTATCCTAACTATTGGAAAGTACAAGGGCAAAACCCAGCATACACTCGGCCTGCTACGCCTACAGCAATTATCTTCAAATTTACAAGCACAGCCTCTCACTTATCCGGCGGCTCCGCCAGACCCACTATTGTCAACACTGCTAATTCGACACAGGTTCCGGGGACGCCAAGTAGTGGTCGACATGCTGTAATTGAAATACCAATCGGAGGGGTCATGTATGCTTCTACCAATAACAATCCTGCTAGTACACTGGCACTTTTGGTTAAGGAGGCCATTGACTTATCTTCAGGCACAAGATTGTCAGTAGAAAGTAAACCACTGATGCCCGGTTTAACCACATCTTATCCTGCCGACGCCTTTGATGCACAAGTATCGGGCGGAACTGTATTGATTACTCAAAAATATGATTTGGCCAGTAGTCAAAATGTGCAACTAAATGTGTCCCCTAGCATATATGATTCTCCTGCAAATACCTCCGAAATTTTACGAAATAGGCAATTTTTTGAGGCTCCAAACCAAGCGATTCAATGGGATGAGATAGCACTGTCCGCCTCGACTGTAAGTGCAGATGGGAAACAAAAATCTGCGGGTGACAAGGTGCAAGATTTACTTGGCATTATCTCAAACGCAACCAAGGGTCGAGATTTGATTCGGGGCATTCAAATTCCTTATGATAGTTTGATTACCAGTTCTGGTGTCACTGGCACTGCCCGTAACTTCTTCCTAACCTTTGGCGAACAGAATCTAGATGATAAGGGGTCATTGAATAATAATCGAGAGGCATCGTTACCCTTTGTTCCCGGCATTGCGGCTAACGACATTGGTGGAGAGCCTAGTCCTGTTGGCGAATCAAACTGGCTTAGTCAATTCGGGTTGGGTGGGGTGGCCAATGCAACAGAGTCCTTACTGTCTTTTACAGGCAATCTCATCAAAGATAGTTTCGTTTCTTTGGCTACTGCACCACACGGTAACGATGGTGGAATACGAATCCTCCCAGAGAAACTTCATGTGCGATATGATGCTGGGCATAACTACTACGCCTTCAACCTCAAGTTGTTGGCCTCAGACTTTGTGATAGGTGTTTGATATGACGATAATGATTGACCCCGGATACGCGTTGAAATTCAACGGTATCACAGATGGTGTCTTGATTCCAGCGTCGCAGCACACATTGCATGGAACTGATACCCAAGATGATAAGCAGTTGCCCAGTGCATTGAGTTCATTTACGCTAGAAACATGGTTTATCCCTGACTCTGGTGGCTCAGTGTTTGAGTATGAAAATATCATGCGCTTGACTGTCGGTACACCTTCAAGTCCAGCGCCAGCGCAGTTTGAAATCAATCTGAAGAATATAGCAGCGGGGACTATTGAAAGTCACGTTTTGACTAGTGCAAAGCCCGTGTACGGCATTGATGGGTCATTTACACACTGGGATGGAACATTGTTTCCACATCCTGCTCTTGAAGAGCATAATTCATTCTTGGCCACAGATGCAGGGTCTAATGACCTTACAGCCTTGAATGAAGGTCATAGAGAACTACTGAATGTCACTGTAGTGTTCAATCGAAAATACATCGTAATGTATGTCAATGGGGACATCGTGGCTGCCAAAGAGTTTGATGAGGACCATGAGGTTGTATTGACGCCTTCTCGGATGTTCCTTGGCGGGCGTGGTGGCGAGTTCCGAGGAACCATCGAAGCCGTTCATTTGTCTCGTGGAAGTAAGGATTCAGGAAAGGCTGACTTCGCCCCAATTAAAAGTGATGATACGATTGGATTGTGGCGATTTGAAGAGCCTATTGAGCCTATTTCTCTGATTACGACTACACCTTCTATCTCTGCATCAACAGGTGCTTCATCATCAATTAACATTGGTGCAACCGCAGCACAAGCATTGATTGATGAACTTAGTGGGCAAAGTGGACTCACAGCCATCAATTTCACTACGACCAGCCCTTGGACGGATATGGGGCAGTATAGCGTTAAGGTTCATACCGCGACCAGTTTTGCTACACGCACCATACCCAAAGTGCCGTATAACATTCTTGTCAATCCCTTGGGCTATACTTCAACCACTGGAAAAGCAACCAACAAGGCTCCTGAAAGATTGCGACTCATGGCCATCGATGCTTCTGCTGGTACGATTACAGTCGAGTCTATTCACCTAGACTTTGCATCTAACTCTACAGATGGTCGACGTGGAGCCTTACAAGCGCACGATGCAGGTAGATTTGTGGTGATTACGGGCGATTGCATTGTAGATGGTGGGAATGGTAACGAGTATCAGCCACAGGGTAGTGGGACGCAGTTTTCACACCGTCAAGGGCAAGTCGTGATTGATGAGAGTCGTTTTGAGAATCACGGTCTAATGTTCTCTATGACAATGGCCAACCGAGATGTTCCCGAAAACAAATTTTCAGCATACACCACAAACCCCGGCAGCGGATTCCTGATGGGCCACTCTGGTCGACATACCCTCAATCATGTCAAGAGTCACCCGTTCATGGGTATATTGCCGGTCCCTAGTGATTACATTGTTGACAAGAAAATCGATGCGACTGCTGATGTCATTTCTGCAACCTTTGAATCGCAGTACTCAGACATCAAAGACACCGTCCCACCAAACTCAATTGTATCTGCGTTTAGTACTCATGGGCCTGTAAACATCAAACCAACTATACACACGTCATTTGTTACCAGAGTATGTGAAAATGGTATGTCTGATATTAGTGATTCCAGTCGTGGATTGTTGGCTGTTGGCGGACCGGGGTTCAATCCTATTCCTTTTGCACTAAAGGCTCTGAACAGCCCAGATGCATTAAATCCAACTGGTAGTGTAGCAGAGCATTTGATTCCTTCTTCTGAAAGTCGTATTGCTATTCTTAATGTTCCGAGTTTATCAACATACAACTACGCACCGTTTGTTCAAATTCATTACAATGCCATTGACCACACAGGTGCAGCGTTTACAACTTGCGCAGCATCAAGGATTACTGGAACTTCAAATGCAACAACTGTGACCGTACAGAGCATCAAGTCATTTGGTAAAGATGGAGAAACATTCCCTGCAAATGAATTGTACATTGGTACTACTCCAGCAAGCACGGCGCAAAAGGCGACGAACACAGTAACACTACATCATGGAACCAAGCAACTTCGGTTTAGTGCATCAACTGATAGTGCATTCCAATCTGCTGACGTGGCCGATGCAGTTGTAAGAAGATTGATTGGCGGCCCTTCACTCATGGTGACAAAAACTGTCCCTGATGTAAGTACAATTGTAACAGGTTCAACCAGCATTTTGGATTTAATTCATACTGACTTAGGAACAAATCCACTGGCCGTTTACGCTCCGGGCGGCATAATTGAATTTGACATTCCAGATAACTTTCCATTCAATGACGGAGATTTAGAAGGAGATAGTTCTGAAGGAGTAGTAGCAGAAGAGGTGTTGGATTTCTCTTTGACTCCCGCTGCCTACTTACCATTGCATTCTTCAGATTCCCCGCAGACTACACCTCGATTGATTTCAACAGCGAAGACTGAACTTACGGGTCAAAATTCTGTATTCAATCGAATAATAGTCAAACAAAATTTCAACCCACTTGGTTTGTCTGAAAATGGAGATTTACTAACTGCAAATACAAGTACAGGGCGGAGTCGCTCAACTGGTGTATTCATCAATAATGGCGGTGGCTATTCTTCCAGCACCACTGGGGCCATGACTGTCGATGGAAATAATGCCACACATCACATCAAAACAGGTGACATATTGTACAAATTGGATGGTACTGTTGTTGGTACGGTCACAGGAGTTACATCCACTAGTGTCACTGCAAGTGCTGGGACTTCTTCTGCCGTAGTGGATAATGAAGAGTTGTTTACTTCACCCCCCTCTCCGACAAGAGGCAATACCAACCAATCAACTGCGGTACACGAAATCTTTGACATTATTGAGCACACCTCTCACAACGGTAAGGCTCGTCTTATTGTTCAGCCAAGTGACAGAACTCGTTTTAGTCAAGGGTCTAGGTTAGAAGACGTGGCATTTGGTGGTAACTCAGCAACTATCGAACATTTACTCAGTCGAGGGCGAGTGTTATCATTTGGCGAAGACAACTATGGGAACTCTACACTGAGGGCGCACGGTTTGATTTCTGACATCTCCGCAGCCAGTGTAAACGTCAAGGGTGATGCAGCCCCTGATTCTCACATTGTCAAGGAAATTATGCCGGGTGCGCCGGTTGTTGCAGTGACATTGGGTGGCCCCGGACAAGGTGCCATCAACACCAAAGAAACGTGGCAACCAAGCCCTACTGCAAGATTGGCATGGAATACGCGTCGAGACTGCACGACCCTCATTACTGCCTACAATACCAGTACGATTACAGTCAAGGCTCTCAATAACAGAGCAGACGATTTGGCTTCTTGGGGAACCTATTGCTTCCCAAAGATTGGTAGAGTGTACATCGGATTGAAAGATGATGTTACGGGTAGGATGCGTTACGCTTCGGCGGAATATGCAAGCAAGAATGCAACTACATTCACATTCGATACAGGGGCTGCCGCTGGAAGAGGAACGGGCCTGTTCCTCGATTTTGACGGAAATGAAGAAGCGCGATTTACAGATTGGTACGCCACAATCATTGCTGAAGCGGATACTTCTAGCACTGGTTTGGTCGGACTAATGTTATCGATTGACGATAAATTCTCAGAGGAATCAATGTGCAGCGATGGTACCACCATCAATGACCGTTTGTTCCAGACACTAGACACTGTCAGTCACGATTACCAATTGGGTAGTCAATATGCGAGTACACGCGCATTGGTCGAAATCCCACTGTTTGAAGAATTTTTCTTTGAGAATCACGACAAGGGTGTTTTCCCCGGACCTGACAACAGTATGAAAATTCACATTGATTGTACACATACTGCACACACTTGGGCACCAAACCCAGTTGGGCGTAGATTTGAAGCCGTATCGCCCAAAGACCCAGAGGTATTTGCTGCGTTTTCATATACGATTGGCAACCAAACGCATCAGCCGGGAACAAAGGTTTCTCAGCCCTATGATGTGAGTAATCATAGAGTTCACGTAGAAGATTCAGATATATTTCCAATTGCTTCTGCTGCGCCTATTGCAGTGGCTGGAATCAACGGTAGCGCTCGTTATCGACGTGCCTTCTTGAGTTCAGGAGAGTGGTGCATTTATGTTGCAAAAGACCAGTCTTCTACTGTTTCTTTGGAATTAGCGGGCTCAGCAGGTGATACTTGGTCAATGTCCAAGAATTTCCTTAGAGACTTGACTGTAGGCGCATTGCTTACTCCTGCACCCGGCTACCAAGACATGAATTATCGGTCGATTGCGGACAACCCTGAGTTAATTAGTGCGGGTTACGAAGGGCGGCGGTCTTTCTACTATGACCGCTCAAACGCAATGACTCAAGGTGGAAATGTTGACTATGGACTTCGTCAGTACGTATCGGCTGTAGAATTTAGAGCAGGACCTAAGACAAATCCACATTTAGATAGAATACAAAACAAGCGAGCCCGTTCTAAGGTAGTCGCCACTACGTCTGGTGGAGGTGGTGTCGTTGCAACCATTACTGTGGAAGATGCGTCACTGTTCCCTACAGATACTCCAAATGCGTTGTATGGTTATCGATTGGCTTGGAGAGATACAGGTGGTACGATTCGATATGGTACCTACACTACTCGTAAGCCAAATGCCAACCTCATGACAGTAACTTCTACAGAGACAACTCACCCTGCTGTCGGGGATGAAGTATACATTGAGAGCCTATACGCACTGTCTGCATCGACTTGGCCCCGCACAATTGATGGTTTCCTCAGCCGAGCATGGGCATATCCCTACGCACCCGGTGGACTACGTGATGGAGATACTGTATGGATGAATATGCACTACACCAATCCACACGCCATGGAAGGCTTGTTCTGTAAAAGTAGAGGTACTCTGGACGAAGGTAAGGTGTGGACAGGATTTAATGGGGGCATGGGTGCGTTACATGCAACCAATCCGAGAGATAGTATCCCACTGGAAAATTTCTTGATTGGCAATACTTGTGTCGAAACGGCTCAGAACTTTGTTCAACACGTCAACAAATCAGTTGAACTTCATCATACTGCAATGGGCGTCGCTTCACCAGCGGATAAAAGCCCGATGGTTGCATATATCGACCCATACCAAAGTACAGACGAATTTACCCGAGTTTTACTGTATGATGTGGCCCACGACCGGGAGTTCATCGCCTTCCAAGACCTTTGGATGCAAGTACAATCGAGTGCAGATGCAACCAAGATTGGGGCAGCACCAAGTCACACTGGTGGTGTAATTCTCAACACCGATGCTAATTCTGGCTCGTGGTTGGATGTTCCTGCTGGGTTTGCCAGCCAAAGTCCATATCTGAACAGTACAACCCAATCCGATTTCATCGAAACGGCTTACTGCCACGCTAGTACTTGGAACGCTTCTAACACAAGCGCTGGAGGTGTCAAAGGTCTGGGTATACATCGACCACAAATCCAAACTTCTTCCTTTGGTGTCTATGCTCCTAGAACAAATCCAGCAGTAGTTGATTCAGCATCTGCTGCGACTAAACACGATGAGGTTGTCAAGGACCAACGAGAGCAATCTACATTCTTTGATACGCCTGATGGTACTCGTTGCATACCTGCTTTCCTTGCACTAAAAGGTATTCGGGCTACTACGTTGGATTTAACCAACCACAAAGAAAATCATTCTTCACACGGGCGAGGACTCAATAGTCACCCACACTGGACACAAATGGATTTCACTCGTAGACTGACGATTGATTTTGGTGAAGTTTCACTTAGAGATGGAGTAACGGATATTGAGTCTGCTGCTAGAGAAGTTGTACGCATGATTAACCAAGCGGGTGCGAAGAATGGGCGGACGCACGCTCGCCTTCATTCCGACTTTTCGGCTACTGCATCGACACATGACCCTGCTCCTTTTTGGGCCCCTGAACAAGCGTTTGCTAGTCTTGATAGAGGAACACACATGGGGTATGTTCGTGCGCATCTCGGTCGTGTATCTATCGATTCATCAGACCCAGAAAACAAAGGGTTCAGTATTGTTATTCACAGTACTGTCCCCGGTGCATCCGGTCGAAACTTCTGTACTTGGCTTGATAACTCCAAGGCTCAGAGCCCATATCGTCCAGAATACATGATTGGGCACGGCGGGCGCTTCCGTAATTACTGGTGCCAACCAGATGAGGTAACTGGGGAAAACATGCACCCAGCACCCATGCCAATCAACAGGCATGGTCGCCCATTTGCTCCAATTACAACTCTCAAGGAGTTCTTGCCACCTGAAGAGTTGAATGACCAAATGATGAACAATTTAGACCTCGGGCCAGAAACACAGGCAACTGCATTGTTTGCATCTACCAACGAAGAGTCCAGCACAGGGCGTAATTACAATTCTGTTGCAAACGAATCCTTTGAGACAAAGAGTCCGGCTGGTACTCTGATTGACGGACTACGCGTTGGTACGAAGGCCAAGGCTCGCATCAACTTTGGCGGCATGACCATGGCCGGTATTCCCGGCTGGGCACCAGATGCTGGTAAGTGGGGCTTTGGTAGAGATGGAGAGAATCCAAGATTCGATGCAATTTATGGTGTAGGTGTCAATAATGCTACAATCAAGGCTACTTCTTTGAATTTAGACAATAGTGCTGACAGATATATTCCATTAGATGATATGCAGAGTCAAAACATTGGGGATGGAAATTTATACGGTATTCGCTTTGTTGACCATCGTGGTGATTCCCACACCATCCGTATGGTGTATCGTCAGTATGGAGAAAGATTCGCTAATGATTTAACTACTCTACCGCCATCAATCGATGATGAACTTATCATTCATTTCGATGACAGAGATGTAGCACAAGGTGGGTTCACCATTGGGCAACACATGGCTGGAACAGGTGAGGTTACGGGCAACATGACCAATGGTACGGCCTCTTCTTGGAAAGGTAACTTGTGGAACAATTACCCAGCGCGTAATGTCGGGATTAGAGTTTCAACATCGATAACTGGAAGCGGTAGTGCAAGACAACTCACTCTAACACTGCAAGACCCGTATCAGAGTGGCGGAAATTTCAGCCATCCAGATGTGCTTGGTTATTTGGGCTTCCCAAAGAAAGACGGCATGATTCAACTGTCAGATGATGGCGGGCATCTTGGTCTGACTTTCTCCTATAGTAGTCGGACAACTGGGGGTGTCGGTAGCACTGTTCGATTCTATGGCGTTGTAGGTGGGTTTGCTGGATATGACGAAACTGATGCTAACGAAGATTGGATTCTCAGTCCACGCATCAATTTCACAAGTGTACTGACCGATGAAGTGATTGCTGCTGCTGTAGAGTATGCGATGAAGTTAGACAACGTCAACAGTGATGACTTGAATGTTACTAGTTTCGATTGCACCTCTATGTTTGCACCTGATGGTCGCACATTGAAAGAGTGGGGTGTAAGCCCAACTGCTATTCGTATCAGAACCAAGTCAGATGCATCTATTCCCCTTAACAAATTGTTTGAGGTTAGCAGAGAGAAAGACTGGGGCTTGGTTGAAGGTGCCAGTAGCGACACTGCTGTTGGTAGTCATCACACAGGCGGTCTGTCAAACTCTGAGCGCGATGCCGGAACTCGACTGGATGTAGGTTACATCCCTGAAACTGTATTGCACATTACAACGAAGTATAGAGGGTCCAATGCTAATACTGCAACTCCTGTACTTGTAGACAATCAGAACAATGTGGTCGATACAGGACTTTGGCGAAGAAATCTTCGTGGTGAAAATTACACAGATGTCGCTGGGGACCACATTATTCCGCGAGTAGACAGCCCGATGGTTAAGATTGACTCTGATACATCGACTACTCTCGTATTGGCAAGCAATGAGTATGTATTCTTAGCAGGTGCACCTTCGACGACGGCTGGTACAGGTCGATGGGGTGAGCGATTTACACTTTGGTTCGGGTCTGAGGAGTATGGTACTGTCGCAGGTACAGATGAGGATACGCTCACCTTTGCAGCAAATGATGGTACTTCATCGGGCTTTACCAATGGAAACATTGACCAAAATGACATCTTGATTAAGAATGGCGGCCCTGTTCACAAAGCCAAGCAAATAGATGGTATTCGTAGAGCCGGTAGTAAACTGTCAAGTCCATTTCTTTACTTCCGTGGTGGAAGAGATAGTGCTGACCACTGGGTTCCATTGTTCTTCGGAGGTGGTTTCTCTGGTGTTGTTATGGACATCAATGATGGCACGGAAAATGATTACTCGGACTTCTATACCCATCCTTACGCTGCTGGACCCACTGGTGCATGTGGATTGCAAAATGCAGGCGAAATGTCAACCGCGTTTTCTCTACTAGACACGAATGCAATGCTGGCCATGTTCCCCGGAACACCATACCTTGACCAGCACAAAGGTCAGAATAATCCACCTTTCTTCAACCAAGATGCCATCTTACCGTTTGATATGACCAAGGGTGGTAATGCTAAGGTAACTGGGGTAGATTATACAGATGGGACCAACACTGTAACTGTAACTGTACCCAGCCCAATTGTCATCAAATTTGCTAGTGCAAATGCTAGATACTCCGCAGCACCAAGCGCAGAACATACAACTTACATGATTTTCGGCCCCGGCCAATCATTCCCTCACAACTACATGTCTCAAGAGCCACAAGGTTCTGCGATGGTGACCGCAGGCAACGGGTATAGTGCTGTACCTATTGCTCGCACAGCAGGTGGACTTGCGTTTTTACCAAATGAGTTGGCTAATGGTTCACCAACTCATGCAGGTTTCAATACAGGTGGTGCAGAAGCGCACCTACCTATGAGTACTTTCTATCAGAAAAATAACGTGAGTGGCTTCAATTATGTCATGAATTGGGAACCAGCGAAAGGCTTTCCAAATCATCGTTCTTTGAGTGGTGCTAGTTCCGTAGGATATTCCAATGTGTTTAGTGACTCTCGATTCTTTACAGGCAAGGCGCCCGGTACGTCTAACTTACCAGTTCATGCACATCCGATGAATCAACCAATCAGTCTTTACAATTCAGGTACACCAAGAGAAGTCGGGACATCAAATTGGTCGACTACACGGTTTTCTTCAGTGATTTGGCACATGGATGGAGGCTATCACCCCGGTGGACATTTCTTTGATAATGCGGTGCGCAAAAATCCAATGAATGTTGTGGCAAACGCTGTTTTGTCTGGAAATACAACTAACCAGCATAACCCTGCCGCATTTAGGGTAGCAGGACTGTTGGCAACGGCTTACAACGCGGCATTCACCTCACCTCACGAAGAACAACTGTGTGATGATAACATTGTTTTGGTCGATGCCACTAGAGTGCAGAATGCAGAAGAACTAGGTACAATCCTATCAGCAGCAATCAATACATTCCCCGGTTCTTATGGACTCAAAGCGATTGGTGGTACATTTATGCCATCGTTCCAAACCGGCACAAATCAAGACCGATATGGTTGGCACAAACTGATTATCGACCACAGTAGTGGATATGTTCCTCACAACTCTACCACACCTGCATCTATTACAGTGAAAACTACGATTCCTTCGACTTTACCACAGTATGGTTGGATTCGGATGTCAAGTGGAACTAAGGCTGCCGTGGCTGCCTATTCGTCATATACGGGTAAGACATTCACTCTGGCTGTAAATTCAGTTATGTCTTCTTCTTCAGGTAATGAGACAAATGCCTACGAGCCAAATACTGCCGCAGCAATTACAGATACTGATTTCAATGTGGAAGATGGAGAAGTGTATGTATGGACAAAGGCAGGTACACGAAGACACAACAACGTGTCTGGTACTACTTCGCGCGACCACTTATGTCAAGTTCACTTCAATGGACTGATTGATGCTGTAGATAGAACAAAGCCCATAGGCGCAGTTGGTTGGCACGGCGAAGCATATTCTTACTTCAATTCTTACCTAGTTGATTCAGCCTATCCTGCCGGACTTGGTGCTTGGCATCCCTTCCTCGGATTCAGTCCTTATGGTGCTGCTGAAACATGCTTGGGTAGTTCAACACCAGTAGGGGTTGCAGACACTCCAACAGCACTTGCCTCAGAGTTTTGTGTAAATGGCCTATCTTCTCGACACTTGGTAGCGGTTAGTCGAGAATGTGCTTTGTCCTTGGTAGCATTTTCTGACAGAGATGGTATATTTATGCGAGGAGACAGATTATCAGCAAAATTGGGGTCTGACATTTCCTACGCCGGTACGGTAATGAATTTGAGTGGGTTTAGCAATTCAAGATTTGAAGCGCCCGCGACAGGTGGACCTCATATTGAAGCACATTTCCACACTGGATTTGCTCGACCTACACTAGCAGCAGATTATCCTGCTACTAGTGCTGTTCCAACTGACGCACAACTTCACCGCGCCATGCAATCAGGTGATATGGTACACGGAACCACTTGCCAATATCCAACAGGAGACTTGTTTTGGGATGAAAGCGTCGTCAAGTCAAACAACTTCCATGAAGATTTTTCAGATTACGGCGTCGAGTGTATGGGGGCCACAGCCCACACAGATTACTTGAATACCGCAGTGACTGCTGCTCAGCCTCACCCCGGTTTATACGGTTACTACTCAAAGCGCTCTGCTGCACGTAATTTCCTACCAGAACATATTGTATGGAAGCGTATGGATGGTGGAAATCTAACGATGCCTGCTCTTAATGCTCGTGGTTTAGGACAAATGCCACTTTTCTACGCAAAGGATAGTGGGGCATGGAAGTTAAATGGAGAAAAAATTCTTGGCAACGTAAGGTTTTCATTTGAGACAACAAATGCTTCTATGTTCCCGATTATACAAGCACAAGAACTAGCACATCCGCAGTTAGCAGAGCAGTACCCAAGAGAAATTCAACAGGCTTTACTAATTCCAAATGAACAAGAGCAATTCAAGAGTGTACAAGTCATTGATGATACAGGTCAAGAACATCGCCTTGAAGGTGGTTCTCCACTCGGTACAGTCATACTTGATTTCCGCCATGTTAGTGATAGAGAAATAGAAGGATTGGCGCCTGCTTTGGCTGGAAGCGGCGTATCTCCCAATATGAAGATTGGATTACCAAACCCAGATGAAATACCGGGCAATGTCATTGTCCGTTCTGGGTTTGACCGAATCCAAGGCTATCAGAATGAAACAATGGGGTCTGGTGGGCTTCAGCATCCTTCACAGCCAAACCAACAAATTATTGATTTGTTCAAAAACACGAATGCAGGCCCCCGGTTGTGGCCTTTTTGGGAAAATAACGGATGGGAACACATTAGTCAAGATAGTGTAGATGTTTCCCAACTCAAGAATATACACCGATTGGATTATCCAGCATCTACAAGTAACGGGTGGGAGGATTCCACTGGAAATGCACCTTTGCAAACTGCCTATGAGCCCCATGACCGAAGTTTGTATTTCCATGTAACAAGAATGGGCATATCCTCTACCCATCGATATTCTAATGACGAGTTGACTTTCAGTAGTTACAGTGGTACAACAATTACGGTGGGTTCAGCCCCGGAAGCCACGACTTGGAAAATCGAAAGTGAAAAAAGTGGTGGGCGATGGTTCCTACGAGTCTATGACCCTACGACCAACAAAGGTGTAATTGCCAGTTACACAAATACGTCTAGTAGTACCTTTACTGGTGTGGTTTATTCTCCTGATTTTGCTGAGTTTGTCGAAGGTAAGACTGGTTTGAAAGTCGTGCCTTCTTATTACATGCCTGCTGGTACTACTCGATTCTTTGCATCTCGTCGTTTGCGAGACCACTGCGAGGTTAGCGGCGCCAGTCCAGATGCAGCGCAAATTGATTGGTTTGCTTTCCATAGTACTTTGCCTGCGGACACAGCCGCTACAGAAAATGTCAGTGACAATCCGTGGTATACTCACTTTACAGAGAGGGGATTAACTCCTATGCCTATCCCGCGTATGGGCCATCATTACGTAACGCCTACAATGGCTATTTTGCCCGGTCACTACGCGCATCCTGCATACCAACGAGTGTACGATTTGCACCATGCATGTAGAAGTTCCAATCACAAGCCTATGGTTGATGAATTATTGGGCCTAAAGGCTGCAACAAGGGCTGCCAATGAAACAAGCGGCGTGCTGGTCAATCATCCTAGTGCTGGGACTTACGCTGTGGGAACAACTGCTATTGCAGTGGATACAGTAGATGCTACGACTAAATTCTCAATTGGTGACCGAGTCTATGACAGTGTAGGGACTGAACTAGGATTTGTAGAAGCAGTCGGGGCTAACCTCGTTACCTTGGCCTCTCCGGGTATACCTGTCACCATTGCCAACAACGCTGCTCTGTTTATGAGTACGGCGACAACACTTACCCGAGGTATTGGATGGAATCCAGCAGCGTGGTTCTCAACACCTACAGCCACCTATGGTCCGTCAGATATTCATGGCGGTGCGTTTACTCTGATGACTGAAACCAAGGTCAAGTATGATGGATATGGAATCGCAGCGTCTGCGGGAACTCCCGGTAATACAAATGCAGCCGGTGGGCACAGTCTTGTTTTGGAAGCAGGCTCGACATATACCCTCAATCATCATTTCCCTGACCCATTGGAAGTGGGCGCGTATCAAATTATCATTCAGCCCAATGTATTCGCACAGCAATTTAGTGGATTTCATGTAAATCATGCAACCGAAAATAAAGCCCCGTCTGAAAGTGGAACTAAAGTTACAGAATTGACTGGTCAGCAAGTAAACACGGTGATTGCAGTTGAGCAAGATACAGCCACAAATGGTGCTTACACGCTGATTTTAGCAGAAGCGATGATGGCAGATGTGCGTGGCTGTGAGGTCATTGTAAACGAAGTAATGTTGGATATTGACCCTGATGTCGGTAGTCAGTTTACGTGCTTACCGCCCATGGCTCTGTATAATCCTCTAGGTGTTCAAGAAACAGCATCTGCACCATTTACACGACGGAGTTTACCTTACCGACCGGGTATGTTCATTAGTTCTACGCCGGGTAGAACTTTGACGATTCCTTGGTGGGGTATGCTGCACAAAGACGGATTGACAGAGGGGCTTATCCAAGGGGATGGACTGAGTGTGACCGCAGGTGGTAGTGGTTACACAGGTGCCACCAACGTAGCAGTGGGCGGAGGAAGTGGCACTGGTCTTACAGTCAATACCACTGTGAGCACAGGTGCAGTTACCGCAGTTGCTATCCATACGGCTGGAACAGGCTATCGACTTGGAGATACACTTACCATTAGCGGAGGTGGGAGTGATGCTACACTTAGTGTAGATAGAATCAGTTCAACGGGGTGGAGGCACCTAGAATGGCACAAGCCAGACAATTACTACGAATTCTGTCGAGCATCTTATGGGTGCGTCGGTGCACAATTGACCTTGGCTGGCTACCCCACCTCTTACATGGACATCTATGCCAAGTATCGGAACAACCGCTCAGCCAACCCAACTTGTGTTGTACTTTCATTGAGTTCTGGCGGCAAGACGATTACGGTGGACAACAATGACTTATTCCCTTCCAGACCACACTATGGAGAGCAGTTAGAATACACCAAGAATGGTATTCGCTTTACTGCAACTTACAACAATCGCACAGGTACGCTTGATTATGCTACACTGGGTGTATCGACTATTTTCCAAGGGGTTGAAGGAAGTGCTGATTTCTGGGCAAACTTGGCCGCTAATCAGGTACTCAAACTTACGCGCCCATACGATACACACCCCTCTGACAGTATCTATCTGGAATCCGATAGTAGCATTGTTACCAGACTTATGGAGAAGCCTTTAGAGATACACAAAGGGAGTCGTGATACGAACAGTTTGCATCTACCTGATGCATATTTGTGTATGTGGCATCCCAACCTTGGTCGCCCATTCACATGGTATAGTGATACTGCTACTGGTGGTAGTCGCAACTTCTACACAGCGGCTGGTGCAGCAGACACTCCGGTTGACCAAAAGCCATACAATCACATTCCTGAGCACTTTGAAACCATCCACTATCACGATTTCAATTATGCAGCGTCGAAGGGGCCATTTGGATTGGCTATGCGATGGATTGTACCACCTGCTGCTGGCACAGCGCCAACCAACTCAAATGATGGCATGACATATACTGCGGCTTTGATTGATGCGGATGCAAACCTTGAGCATCAAGGTGGCACGTCTGGTTCGGACAAGTACAACTTTGCTGGCTTTTGGCCTAGTGGTAGTCGTGGTGGGCCCGGTGTCAGTCGGCTGGAAATGTACGCAGAAGCCTTGGCAGGCTGGGGTGGCGAAAGTTATGGCATGACTGTTACGACTTACACAGATAGCACAGGCATTGCATCTGCATCAAAGCCAAACAACTTGAACGATGGATTCGGCTATCGGTTTGGTGTAGGCCAAGCCCGAAACCGACCGCGTTGGGCACCTTATATTCGCGGTTGGTTGGAAGTTGCAAATAGCAATGCTCTACTGGGTTACTATCACGGTCCACTTATCCAACAAGATAACAAGACAAACGGATGGGATTATGTTGGTGCAGACGGATTGGCTGATGTGAGCCTAACCGCACTCTACGTGGGTATTTTGGAAAGAATCACACAAGTAAGTTCACTGATGAATCAAGACCAGTATGGTCGAAAGGTGCGCTATAGTGATGGTAGGCGGCATACTGCCCCATTCGGCTGTCCTGTCCGCACATTGCGCAATGCCTCAACTGTACGTCGGTTGTATCCGGGCGATGATACAGGAAAGGGTGTGACAGAACTCGCCAATGCACATCGTTACTACATTGTTGACTGGTGGGGCAATACCCGTGGTGAAGATGTCAGACGTTTCCCTGTACGTGGATTCGGTATTCGGCCATCTTGGGACCCCGAAGATGCTTATGCAGACACCAACGTCACTCATCGACCCAAGGATGGTAGTGCGGCGGGCTCAGGGCTTCTGTTCAATGGTGATTATTCAGACAAGTATAGCGGTAACAACAATTACGTCAGTAACACCGCATCTGGTAATATCAATGGTGGTGTTGATTGGTTTAACCCAGCCAGTTCACTGCGTGTGGGTGACCGTGGTGATGGACGTGGTTGCCGATGGCCGACTGTGTTTAACGAAAGTCTACTTATGGCCGTCAGTGAAACCCACGATGCCTCTGGACTTGTGTTGTCTCACAGCACAGCAGAGCCTGCCTTTGGACAAGGACTCATCCGACCCAGTAACTTGGTTTTGCAAGATGGAGAAGTTGAAAGAGGTATCAGTGACCGAGTCGATTTGAATTCCGATGATGGATTGCTGCGACCAAGTGCATCCGTAGGCGAAGGCTTTGAGACAGTGACTGCGGATACTCGTGGTGCTGAGCCGGTTTCCAGAGATGACTTCAGATTAGGATTAGATGTAGATACGTTGGCTGAACTGAATGATGGGACTTCAAGAGAGTACGTGGTTATGTCCACAGAGGCTGCGAGTTTACACACAGACCGTGAAGTCGGTCAACGGACCAATATCAGAGGAGCATACAATGTCGCATCTCGCACTCTTACCGATTTGGATATGACTGCGCTTACCTTTGCAGCACAGCCTGTGGCTGGAATCATAAAGCACTCTAATGCACACGCTATGTGGTCATTGGGCGGAACATACGTCATAGATTGGAGCGTATATTCTGGCGTACTCAACGACAAGGGTTGGGGTAAGGCCGGTGCTTCTTCGTCATCCAATCCATATCAGGATTCAAACCACGACCCTACTGTTCAGGCTACGAACACAACTGATTCGACAATACAATTCTTGTATCGCCCACAACAAGTGTTAGATTACAAGCATTCGCAGATGTTTAGACCCTACATCACACTCAACGGTCCACAGGCTGGGGCCAATTTTTACAAGGCGACAGCAGGAGGGAAATACGGCTTGTTTACCAGTGATGTACCCAGTGCTCGTACAGGGACGCCCAGTTCGCCTCCATACGCGCCCGTGTACACCATGGTGCCAACCTCTAGTACCACCGTGCCCGATAGCATGGGACCAAAGATTCAGGGTGTGGATGTTACGGGATACAACAAGGCCGACATCCGCAGCCCTGTAGCACGCATGCTAATGAGTGAGAACACACTAGAACATTTCAGGTCTGACGCGAGCAGAACAGATGGTACTGGTGAAGGTGATTACACTGTTCAGCCAAGGCACAGTCAAACTTTGCACCCGAAGGGTAGCGATGGCGATGCATCTTATAACACAGGAGACCATAGCGGGGAGTGAGTAGTATGACACCGATGGATAAGGCTTGGTTGATTTTAAAGCGCCAGACTACACTTGGCGAGTTTCATCCTGACTTTCCTAGTCCTTATGGTGACCATATTATGTATTATCACGGTACCACTGCGCCTCGTGCTCAACAAATGCTTTCCGATAAACTCCATGCTAATCGTGGAGTTCACGGCACTGGTGCGTATGTAACCAGTGACTACGATAAAGCGAAGAAATATGCTGATAGGCGTGCATACTCGGACAAAAAACCTCATCTGTGGAATGAGGGAATGCAAGAGTTAGATGAGTCGGCACCAATGGTATTAGGAATACGAGAAAGGGCGTTCGATGATTTAGGCAAGCCGACCACTGTTATGGGAACAGATGATTGGATGGAGGAGGGTTATTTTCCACAGGGGATTCCTCCTCAGTATTTAACACGCCTCCCTGAAAATTACAATTGGTGAGGTTTTGAAATGGCACTAGGTAAGAACCTCTCAACTGGTCGCTTCAATGCGGCTCAAACTCCAGTTATGAAGCGCGTGCGCAAGCCTCGATTCGTGGATAATGCTGTGCGGCATGGAGAGTATACCAAAGTGCAGGCTGGGTTCAATGTGGCTGCCCCTACATCAAGTGACTTCCTTCCTACACATGACCGCAAGTATCTTTTGGCAGAAGAAGACGATACCATCCGTATCCTTCACAATCCTTCTGACGGGCATCAATACACAGGTGCAGTTTACACGGACTCGGATAAAGTGACGACATCCAGTACATTGCCGCCTCTATTCGTGGGCGGTGAAGATTCCAAACAATCATTGGTTCCTTCCTCTATTGAAACGAGTACTAAAGGGACTCGTTACAGAATTGAAAACCTCAAAGGAAGGGACTTGTCTCAAATTGGATTTACTGACAAAACAGTTCACATTGCACAGAAAGTGGGTGTTGGCCTCCGTACATCAGACCTTGCAATTCGGGTTGCCAAAGGAACAAACAGCGGACTCAATGGGGTGATTGTACCGAATCCTAGCGCTACCTTTGTCGCCCAAGATTTCTATGGAACTGATGCCGTTACTGCACTACGATACTTGACTCGGCATGACAACTACAATGTGCGAGCAGATTCTTTCGGGAACATCTACTATGTCCATCAGAAAAAGCACGGTCGAGAGCACATCATATCGCAAAATATGGTGTCCGATGGTTCTGTCAAAGAAGATAGTGAAAGCGTACCAAATCGAGTTATCGTGCACGGCAGGTCAAGGGCAAATAACGATGAAAATTCTATCCAAATAGATGACAGAGGAGCGCAAGCCAGTGGTATCAATGAGATACCGGGTGGCATTCATGCGCCTACCGCAATCACAAAGTCAAGTGCAAGGGCAATAGGGAGGAAATTCCTCTCCATGGCCAAGCAAGCAACTGGGGGAGAAACTCTCCGTGGTGTCTTTCATGCCTCTACGATTCAACCGGGAGATGTATTGTCTTACAAGGAAATTACAGGTAGCCAAAGGAAAATTGTGTTGTCAACCACACACAATATCACAGAGCGAAAATCTGATGTAAGAATCAACAGCGTAGAATCTTCCTTAGAGGACATTATCCAGCGGTTTCAAGAGGGAGATATTGCATCCACGCTCAATCAAAATTCAGAGCGAAATAGACAGTTTTCCACGGAGGAGTTTTCGACTGGATTTGGGTTTGATGTCAGAGTCACTTGGCAACTTGATGTAAGAGAAGTCAAGAATCGACAACAAGGTATGGTCGTTGGTAAAGAGAGGGCCGTAATTCACGGTCGGAAGGAATTGAAATCTACAGGTACACTCATCAACAATGGTAGTGGTTATGCGATAGGTACAACTTCATACACAGTTGATGGGACAGCAGCCACCAGTTCTTTTGCTGTTGGTGATTGGGTATACAGAGGTAACGGTAACAAACTGGGGAAGGTCGCTAGTCGGACCACAACCAACGTCACTATCGCTATCGGTGCGCCAGATTTAGTCGGTGACAATGAGGAGTTGTTCCTGTTCCCGAATAACAGTATGAAAGAATCCTTAAACAGCCATTTGAAGATTGGAATGAGCAAGGGTAATTACGACAGTAGGAGGCGAGGATGATGCCATTATTGAATGAAGCAAGTAGATACATGATTGACACACTAAAGGGGCGAATCAACCAAGTTGTATTCGGATTCGGGGGCAACCTCGCCAGCCAAGATGATGTAGGGGCATCTCAGCCAGCGGTTACCGTAACTCCAACCGTGCGTGTGATTGACGACCACACACTTTCGGTCGAGGCGAAACTAGCATTGGATTCCTCATTTACACGCCCACTCCGAGAGGTGGTGGTGCAGTACAAGAATCCCGATAATGCTTCAGATACCACTGCTTTACTCCGCTACACTTATGACGCTGTGACCAAGACGAATGACAACGAGATTCGATTCTCCGCCATCATTGAGGTGAACCCATGAGCAATCCAAAGGCCGGTCACACAAGTGCGACGGGTATGGGTACGAGTTCAGAAGGGCTGCGTGATGGGGATGGATTGTCTTCACCTAGTTTGACTGGTCCGATTGAGGCTGCACATGGTAATGGTATTCTCAGATTGGAGGATACGGCAGTTGGCGCGTCTGCTCGCAACAGTATTGCTACGTCTACGCCGGGGTACATCGTTACGGCTGCCAGTGGTGTCGTAACCATACACGGTGGTTGGTGTGTCATTGATGGCGTACTCTACAAGTTCGCAGGTGGCCCCGGCTCAACTCAACAAATCACTATCGGTGCTACTGGGACTGCGAATTTCAATGGTGAATTGCCCGCAGTTCCTTCGGCTAACAGTGAAGTTTACGTCGTAGTGTATATTTCGTCGGATTCGACCACTACGGCCCGTATTCGTTACGAAATGGGCTCACCTGCGGCTCCCAGCACAGGAACGCCTCTGATTCCATCCACTTTCCTTTCTGACCCATTGCTGGGACTTACCCGCAAGAATCACCAACATATCGTACTAGGTGTACTCAAATACACCATGTCAGCAGGAGCAGGAAGCGTTACTGCATCGCTTGGTGCTACACCTGTATTGCACGACAGGCGAGTTTACGTGAGAACCAGCCCGATGTACTTACAGCACATGTCCAAGGGTGGTACAACAGTTGGCACGAATCTGGTCACTGTTGCGAACGCAGTCGATTCACACACGGATTTGGCTGCACTGTATGCTTCTCCTGAGAGTGGTGATTTCACCAACAGTTTCTTCGGTGCGCTATGGCAGAGTCATACGCCTGACGCTCACGGCATGCTGTACTATGCAGCCCCTCACACCATGGGTGGCTCAATCGCAACCTACACTCATCGATTGGGACCAAGTGAAGTCAAGGTAGCGACCATCTCAACTACCCAGACTTGCACCTTTGATGGACCCAATATGTGGATTGCAACGACTAGCGGTACAACCACATTTACTCCAAGTGGTACATTCCCACCGGGTCATGTCATTGAGATATACCATACGGCAGGTGCTCACGCACTGAACTTCATTAACGCCCCTGCTGGGTCAAGTACACTGCTAAATGTAGCAGCAGACCAATATGCCAAGTTTGTATTCGATGGCACCAATTGGCATGTACTGGACCATCACGCGGTGATTTGATGGGACGACTCGTCAAGCAGTTCAAGTGTACTTGCGAGAACTGTCAGAAGGCATCTATTCCCCTGTCAATTTCGGGGCGGTATGTATCTGGCGAGCCAGTGGTTTTGCACCAATGCCCTCATTGTAGTTACGTGAGGCCGCATGGGGGACTGGGCCCTGTCGGCCTACGCAAGCGTAAGAAATCGCCTGTCAGTAGGCGGGCAAATGGTCGACTTTCCTTGTTTCTCAGGGAAATGGCTAAGAAATGATTACTCTGCTCTCATACCGATGATGTCATCGATGCGCAGAATGCTCATGGTGACCTCGCTCGCTGATTGAACTGCTTGGCGTACAAGTGCCAGTGGTTCCCAGACATTCGCCTCTGCCATATCGCAGGTTCCACCGTTCTCAATATCAGGACCAGTGAGTTTACCCGCAGAGTGGTCGTTACGTAGTGAAAGGACAGTGTCTAGTGGGTCATGCCCTGCGTTCTCTGCAATGGCCGCAGGAATGGACTCTAGGGCGTCTGCGAAGGCGTCAATGGCCATCTGCTCACGACCACCTGCCTCTGCTGCTCTAGCGCGTAGGTGTAGGGCTGCATTGAGGTATGCTGCGCCCCCGCCGGGCACGACATTGCCACTGTTGTAAGCAAGGCAAACGACACCAAGCGCATCTTCAAACCCACGCTCAGTTTCATCAAGCGTCTGCTTGGTTGCGCCTCGTAGGATGAGTGTAGTAACTTCACCTTCGCCCTTGACGACAACGTACTTCATGTCACCAATGGTCTTGCACTCTGCATCACAAGGGACAGCCTCATGCAAATCTTCAGGCGTGTGCGCACTAGTGGTGTTCAGGAGTTTACCTAGTGCAATCATATCACTTTCTGGAATCCGGTGAACGACGCTGATATTCTTCCGGGCTAGTGCAGCAGACATGACTTCATTTGCTGAATCTCGGACAAATACAACACCGCCATCTGGCAACTTAGAGGCAATTAGTTCTGCTTTTTCCAGCCAGTTGTCTCTGTTTGTCTGCCGCTTGTACTGCTGCATTTCACTCGCTGAACCAAGTTGAAGTTGGATATTATCATCGCCCTTGTCCGCAGACATTCCAGTATTGATGAGTAGGGCTTGACCGTGCGGGTTGGTTGGCATTGCAGGGAGGATGAACTCCTTGTGCAATACGACACCCGAGAAGCACGTTGAGTCATCAAGTGCCCCTCCGGGCTGACAAAGCACACGGATGCGCTCAAACTCACCATCTGCGTTCTCTACTGCATCCACACATAACTGACTCACATGGTCCATGGAGGATTCTAGCGATTTGCCTGTAATTGAAGTCTGAGCGACATGCTTCAGGTGCTTCTTTGCTGATACTTTCATACTGTCAATATGTTCTGTAGCCCACCGAGATGCTCGGCGGTACCCACGACATACGACGTTCGCATGCAGACCTTTGTTGAACAGAAGTTCGCTATTTCCTAGCAATTCCCCTGCCAATACGACGGTGCTGGTCGTGCCATCGTAGCACATGTTTTCTTGCGTGTTCGCTGCCTCTACTACCATCTTGGCAGCAGGGTGCGCGACATCGATTTCCTGCATGATGGTGGCACCATCGTTGGTGACAATCACATTGCCTCCGGCGTCTACCATCATCTTGTCCATGCCCATCGGACCTAATGTGGTCTTGACGGTATTGACAATTTTCTTTGCTGCTCTAATGTTGTGCACTTGTGCACTAATTGCTTCATTATCTGACATTTAACTCCCTCTCTGTTGGCCGTAGGCCAGCCGACATTACCAATCGACTTCGTACTCTTTTATGACACCATCGGTCCTCGACCGCGCCCTGACGAATCCTTCTTCCACACCATGTTTCCACAGTTCGTACACCAATTCAGCATCTTTGAGACAATACTCAGCCACTTTGCTGTAGTTGCCCTTTCGCCATTCGACTGGTGCATCGTGGCTATTCATCAGTTTACCTTTGCTGAGTGTGTGGTAGCATGCGTCTGACAAGGGTACTGCGTGACCGACAATGGACTTGAGTAGGAATGAAGTATCGAATATCTGTTCCTCTGATTTGGATAGCACATCACTGGCTGTCCAGCAATCTAGTCCATCACGAAGCACAGGTAAATCGAATCCCTTGAGATTGTGACCAAGTATCATCCCACCTTTGGCCACATGCTTGGCCATGTCCTCACCCAATGCTCTAGGGTGCAAAGGCTTGATGATAGTTCCCTCGGGCAAGAACTTCTCTACATTTTCATTGGAGTAAACTGTCCCTTGGTTGCCATCCCATGTGGCGACCACTGATGGCTCAAACAGATGGGTGTTACCCCACCCCCCAATCTCGTGGGAGAAGTTGGTGGTCTCAATATCAAGTGCGAGCATATCAGTCATTTTTTCTTGGCCTCCTTAAGTTCCTTTACAAGTAGTGGTCTGTAGCAACTGATGCATCGCATGTAGTGGCTCGACGCCGTCTTCTGCTTACAGCCGGGGCATGTGTAGTATCTGTTACTTGCCATCATATCACTTCTTTTGGTGTTCCTTTCTGAGTCTGAGGTACACACGGATACCTTCTCTTGTGTCTTTGAACATCTTAGCACCATACTCATTGAATTTGTTGTTGATTGTACTTGGACTACTGAAATTAGAGATTTGAGAGAAAGCCTTCAGTAACTCTGACTTCTTTACCCACCCTTGTCCTCTTCTATCATCAAAGTCGAACCGTTCACAGCGATTAAAGGCATCCTTCCAGAACGCTTCCATCTGACCTTTCTCCTTGTTACCTGCACCCACCTTGACTTCCGATTCAAGCCAGTGGATAAGATTCTGATACAGGTCGTAGAGAATCTCCTTGGCCATATCAATGTGGTCGCCTCTGAGTTCCCACGTACCCTCAATCATCGCCATGTGGTGGGCAAGTACAGCCGTATAGTTCTGAAGACCCATGATGAACGATGCACAGACACCCTGCTTATCGGCTGACATGTTCTCGACCAGTGTGTAGTATTCGTCGATGGCCTGAATCAATGCAGGTACATAACCGGAATCGGGTCTGAACAGACGCTTCTCTTCACAGCAGATGCGCATGACTACCGCTTCTTGGTCATCTTCTGACATCTCATTCCACTCTAAGTCTGAGAGTCCGCTCAATTCGATGATGCGTGCTTCAAGTCGCTGTTGCAAGTTCGTGAAGTAAGTGGTGACTTCATCGAATGAGATTTCAAAGTCAGGCTGATTGTATTGTGCCTCAGCCAACTCGTGGTTGATTGCACGTCGCATCTCCAATGTCCAGTCACGCCAGTATGTCAGTACGCGCTGGAAGATACCTTTCTCCAAAACGTGTTCCTTCACACCCTTGGGTGGATAGGTCGTAATCCAAAGGGAGACCTCTGACTTGATGGTGAACGTATCTCTGGCCATGTGCTTGGTCAGATAGTTTCTACCTGTACCAGCAGAGTTTAGTGCAGATTGGAGGAATAGAGTTGTATTCTCATTGTGCTGTCCACCCTTGAGTAATACTGACCCTTCGTCGAAGTTCAGTCCCTTCCGCCCTGCGAGTAGACCGGGGCGTGTTATCATCTGTGGGTTCTGCCTGTCCTCATCGTCAGGGTCAGGTACGAGGGTGCCCACTAGAGCAGCATCGTTACCGGAGTTGTAATCGACACTCTCTAAGTTTGCACCGTCGCATACTTTCTCAATCACTTGGAAGGCGGCTGACTTGCCTGTTCGTGTAGGCTGAATCCAGAACGTACTCACACGCGGGTCAAGGTTACTCCCACCCACTGGAATACGAACAAAAGGAATGGCCGCTTGTCCTTGAATGAAGAAGAATGACAGCAGGCCCGGAATTTCGTTGTTCCGACTGACCTCATTGAAGTGGTCTAGATACCCTTTCAGGATGGGGTATTTCTGCACGCATTCGTACTTATCTGCGCGGTGCTCCATCATGCCGATTCCTCCTCCTCTTCTAGTCGCTTGAGTAGTGCGAAGATTCCATTCATGGCTTCTACGTATTCCTTATCGTTTTGTTGCATGGCATACAGTAGATACTGCTGGTGAATACCCTCTAGTGCCTTTCTTGCTTTCTTAATTTCTGATTTCATCTAATTCCCTCTCTTGTACTTCTTTTCCATTCGCACTGGTTCTTCCGAAGTCAGCACGTCAAGTAGGCGTTTACGTAGGGTTGGCCCCATGCCTTTGACTTGCTTCAGTGATTCTTGGAATAGCATCTCTTCGATAGAGCCGCACTTCTCTAGGGTACGGTCTACGAGGTCGGGACCAAATCCCGGTATAGCGAGTAGCATATCTGCTCTCACATCATTTGTACTTACACGCGTAACGGCCTTGGCCCCATGACGGGATGCAGGCTTGTGCATTTTACTGTGTAATTTGGTGATGAACATGGCCGCTTCTGAGTGGTCCTTGGCTCTGTAAATGTGGCAGTCAAAGTCTGCCGTGATGCGTGCAAACGTACCGATGAGTTCGTTCATTACGCGTGAATAGGATAGGTTGCGACCCTGCTTCTTGTGGATGGCGACGTGCTTGGCAATGTCACCGTGTACGACAAGGAACACCCTGTCGCAGTTGGCATCTAGGTTGTCTAGTTGGCGCATGAGGTGGCCACTATGACTGGATTGGAACAAATCGGATAGGCTCTTGCACTCAACGTGTCCATAGCCACCGACCTTGTAATCGCCCATACCCTGCATGTGTACACGCTTGGTAGGGAATCCTTGTTTCTCAGCCAAACGGATGACAGAATCGCAAAGGGGGCCGCGTTCATTTGTGTCGATAATGAGTGGTGGTGTCGGCATTATTCATCCCCCTGTTTCTTGTGATGGCGGCAGTATTGTGACCCTTCTGCCTTCCATTGTTGACATGGTTTTCCCTCTGCGGTAGTTCCTTTACACAGCCCTCTGCTACTGGGCCTTGGTTTGGATATAGTGTGCTTCACTGTGGTTCCCCCTTGAGTGCGCCCGTCTTGTCCCAGTACCGACATTTGCCCAAGCACATTCCTTTCTTCCATAGCATGGAACAGGTCTGTGGGTAATCTGTGTTCATGAGTGTGGATACTTGGTAGCGCGTGATGCCCTCGTCAAAGTCCGCCCACTCAAGCCCTCTGATAAAGTTTACAATGGTCTCAGTGTGCTTGTCGATGTCCTCTTGCTTGGCTCGTTCTAACGGTACGAAATTACGCATCCGCTTGGCCAAATACTTGACCAATTGAACCCGCGCATCGTGGCTGGGATTGCCACCCTTTTGGCAAGCCGCAGCATTCAGGCAGGGTAGGATAATGACGCCTTCCATGGACACGGTAGGCAAATCGATAGGAGTAGAATTAGGATTGAAAATTTGTGCCCGCTCTTCGGGCTTTTTGACAGGTAATGTGATGCCTGTCGAACCATAGGAAACCATGCCACTGCGAGGCTGCGCTGCCTTGTTCCAAATATGCTCAAGACCACGTTCAAGGTCGGTAGATGTCAGGGGAATAGACCAGAACCCACGCTTGGCATTATACGAGTTTGGAATGCGAATCATCCCACTGGTATCAAATGGTACTGCGGGGTCTGAGCAAAACAAATCTAAGTCACGGACCCAGTCGTTCACTATCTGCATACCTGCTTCCTTGATAGCGGATAGGTGGGCACCACTTCCGGGGATGTATGCCTTGTCTAGTTCCACCCATACGTGAAAGCCACCGCCACTGTACCAGATGGCATGTGATGTATCGTTTGACAGTAGGAACTGGTGGAGTTTACGCGCTTGCTCTAGTGCGACCTCCACCTCTACATCCGGCCTGTTCTGAGCGCGGAAGTTCTTCGGGTCAAAGTCCAATACGAAATGGCGCACGATAGGAGTCATCAAATCGACTCTACGATTGTGTGGTTGCTGAGTAGCACGGTATCCATACACGGTTGTGAATGCATTGGATACTCCATTCTTACCTTGCCAGTATCGCTCAAAGTCCTCAGTGTCTGCCACCAACTTACGGAACCCCTTACCCTTCTCAGTAGAGAGTTCCATAACTTCGCGTGGGAAATCAAACACCATCTTCATCATAATCACCTCAATTTCGGTATTTCTCGACAATTTCGTTCAGAACTCTCAGCAATTCCTCTGTGTCTTGGAAAAGGCGGCGGTTCAGTGTGATGTACATGGGGCCTTCTTCGCCTGATTCCATGTCAGGGGCATATTCGTACAGGCTCTTCTGTATGGCTACTGAGTAGTCCTTGCTCTGCCCAAGGTGGTCAAAGGATACGATAGTAGGACGACCAACGATGTGCTTTAGCAGTGTGTCACATATCATCGACACCGTGCGCGTTGTCAGTTCTTTTCTCGGCGTCATGCTTCGGCCTCCCATGCTTTGCGATATTCTTCGGGGTCATCGCTTCCATCCCATGCAGGGCAGATACCCTTGAATGAACAGTATGAACATCTACCTTGACTTGGGTTAGTCTCAAAGTTGTTTGTCAAGTAAGCCATGAGCAGAGCATCGACCATGCGTCGAACTTTCTTGGCATAGTCGTTATGGCGACGACCTGTGCATGGTTCGTACCAAATACGATTGGTGGACTTCTGCTCATATCCCCACTTGTTCATTGAAGGGACTTCGACATGGTCACCTGACGGATAGACCCAGCCCCAGTGCGTCACATCTTGGTATTCGTGGTCGCACAGTTCAAGCAGTTTCTTGTAGAACATCATCTCAGTGCGCATCGACTTGACCTTGAAGTCTGAATCAATCCAGTTGCCATCCTTCAGAGTTTTTATCCATTTACCTGTCTTCAATTCCATGAGGGCTACTGAACCTTCAGGTGTGCGGAATCCTCGGTCAATCATACCCGCATAGTGTACAGGAATGGTGATGGTTTCACCATTGAACTCAATGGTTTCATCAGTGAATCCGTGTAGTTCCAATTCGTTGATGATGGGTAGGAATCGTGTGACTCCATCCCCAAGTAATCGGTCGAGGTCTATCTCTAATCGTGAATCAATCGCTGCCTGCTCGCCCAACACATAGGACTCTTCAGGTACAGGGAGGGCCTTCTGAAAGAGTTCCATGGCCTCATCCCTTTTGTTGGCTTGCAGCAAGTCATACGCCTTTTGGACATACGGAACGACGTTGACATAGAAGCCTTCGATTGCATCGTGGACATTCGTACCCTTTGTCATCGCATCAGAGCCGGGTTCCGGTAACTTGTGTATGCGCTTGTATTCATACTGCTTAGGGCAGTAATCGAAATCACTCGTCAGGCTCGACTTGGTGATGCGTAGGTACTTCTCGTGCCCCGGCTTCCATTGGTATGTGGATTTGGCGTATTGCTTGAAGTCCCTAGCCATCAGATGTTCCCCCTGTATTTTCGCTTCTCACTCTTCATGCCCACACGCTCAGTCGTGTTGACTGGTATCATGTCTGGGTCGAAGTCGGTGAGTTTGCTCTGAGTCTCCGGTACAAAGATGTTCGGGTCGAATTCATCCAGTGTGGTCTGCCTTGTTGTAATGCCACCGCATTGGCAGTATTGCTTACGCTCAGATATTTCTGGCTTCTTTCTGAATCTGTCAAACCACTTCATTCATTCCCCTCCATCTCAATCAGTTTCTGTAGATAGACTGCTAGGTCCATCGCTTCCTCTTGCGCGTGGATAAGCCACTCTAATCGTGTGAGTGGGGCTGTCTCCATTGTGACGCCATACTTCTGTTTACCAACGTCTGAGCGTTGTTGTATCTTCTTGCATACTTCATCTTCTACTCTACTCATATTATCACCCATACCTCTTCGGTCGTGCTGCACCTGCTGCGAAATCTAGATTCCAATTCAGTGCGTTGAATATACTCTTAACCTTGGACTTGACCAACTTGTCCACCATCGTGTCATAGTCAAGTGTGTAACCCGCCAAGTCTGCCTCCTCACGATATGCGACGATGTCTGTCTTTGGCAAGCCATCCGGTACGCCACTGACATACACCCAGTTTACGCTATTTCCCTCACCCATGCGCTCGGACTTACCTTTCGCAATGTGTTCGTTGTAGTAACGTGCGCCCTTAACGCCCGGTACGCCCGCACTAGGGGCATACTGATTGAGTTTCTTTTGGATGCGGGTGGTGCCTGTGATTTCTGATATATCGACATCGCCTCTAGCAATTCGCTTGGATAGTGGGCGCACCATATCAATGACCTCATCCTCATCTGCACCTGTGCAAACGGCTGTCAGTACATCGTTCTCCAAATTCTTGGAGATGGGAGCGAGCGTGCTGATTTTACCAAACCGAGCAGACTTGACTTTGCCCTCATCTTCGGGTGGCCAAGAGCAGATGCCATAGTACAGGTTCTTCCCTGCAACCAACCAGTAGGGCATGTATGCCTCAAACTCTACGATGAGTGCGTGCTCTTGGTAGCGTCGTTGAATCTCTTCAGTCAGATGCTTAGCGAGTGCAGGTGCCTCGTCGAATGGCACTTTGACAAAGGCAGAGTCCGTGTGCCCGTATAGGGCCTCGTAGCCCTGTGCCTGCGACTCTTCCATGAGGAACTTGATAGCGCGACGACCGCAGGCTGTGATTGCACTGGCGATGTCAAAGTCTGACCAACCCCAGTGTGCAGATGCAGTCATCCCGTAGAAAGAGGCCATGACACGCTTCACTGCAAGTTGCATGGTGTTCCATCCCTTTCTCTCAGTTTCTGTCGCAGACTCTTTCATTTTCTTCTTGTACATATCACGGAGGTCAAACATCTCAGTCACAATACGTGGAAGCAGGCCCGGTTCACCCTGTTGCCAACAAGTACCATCAGGTAACTCATGTACATCATCGTCGTTGGCTCTACCTTTGGGCACGCGTGTCTCCCATGAGAAGTTGTGACTAAGGATAAGGCTCGGGTACAGACCCTTGTAATCTAAACACGCTACGCCTTCATAGCGCCCCGGTGTGGGTGGTGGAATGTATGCACCTTCGTACTCTTGCTTCTCTTGTTGAGAGCGAGTCGGTGCTTTCCAATGTGTGCGCCTCGACAGGAGGCCCCGCGCAAACCGAGTCACGTTGTGACAAGATGTGAACGAAACGCCTGTGATTCGTTGGAGTGATAAGTAAAAGTTCAGAACGTGATTTTCCTCATCTATTTTTTTGAGGAGGAGGACATCCTGCATACAGTATGCGACGTAATCATCGAAGCGGTCATACCATCCCGTATGTACGTCCATCTCAAACTTTCCACCATAGCCAAGAGTCTCAGCAATGGTGTTCAATTTGAGGTTCTTGAGTTGGGGTTGGCCACTGTCTTTCCATACCCGCTCAAAGCCAGTCCCACTTCTCAGCGGGGCCGCTGTGTCGAAGCAAAGTCGACCGCAAATCGGCTGTGCTGTGTAGTCATATCCTCGGTTCCCTTGAGGTGGTCTGAGCACTCTTCCGAGTGGACTTAGTCTCCTAAACTCAGGGAAACGCCTGACAATGTGGGGAAGGTCGGCCCACATTATCGCATGTGCAACGAAGATGTCAGGGTTGCATTCTTCCAGATATTCAAAGAATGCTTGGTACATAGATTCCTCATCCATGTACAGATGTTGTTCGTATGTGAAGTGGTGGCGAATCCCATCTTCGTCAGTGTTATCGACTTCGACATTTTCTATAGAAACCAAACCATTCTCATCTACTTCTCCCAAATCTTTGGCTCGATAATTGGATGATTCTGACCAACAGAAAACTACATTCCTTTCGTTGTAACTATCTGTGACGGCCATGACGGTCGTGAAATCCTTCTTTGGGTCCCACTCAAGGTCAAAGTGCCAAACGCGGGGCTTCCACTCAGGCATTTCATCTATAGAATCAATGAGGTATCTGTCTGTCAAACTGAGGTCACCCTCCCACGTTTGGCCGAATTCCTTGGTCATCTCCCTGATGTCCGTCGTTCTATAGGCGTAGACCTTGACCAACTCTTCATTTGTCCGCAACGCCTGAGCACGGTCATACCAGTCGATAGACGAGCCCGGATACCGAGCAAGCGCACGGTCTATAATTCTCTGAGGGGTGCTGGCCTTAATCCAGAAGTAAGGTTGGAAGTCTTCGACCACCTCTTCGATGAGGTTTCCATCAGCGTCACGCCACCGTTTGTAGATGTGGTCGGGACCTTCTGGGTCTGGTCTGAAGACATCGATAATCATGTTCAATCCTCCTCATACTCTTGGTCGATGACCACCATTAGGAAGTCAGTACTTACTTGCTTGAGCACTATCACGCACTCGTCACTTGTGTGAATGTCGAGTTCCCCACTGGGGAGATTCTCCAATAGTTCAGGCAACCAATAGTCGAATGCTGAGCGTGCAGAAATGTCAGGCGATTCGATGTCAATGAGCGGGGCTCGTACAAACATCTTGCCCTTGTTGGATGAGCCACCACGAATCACCAACTCTGCACCTTGGGGGTCGAACTCAGTCTTGCATGAGAACTTACTACCCACGACCTTGCTAAACTTACTTGCAGGTTTCAGCGATTCGGCTGTAACTTTCGCATGGTATTTGAGTGGGAATCCTGCCCACTTCTGCCACATGCTTTCCTCAGCCTCACGGATTAGGCGACTCATCAATCCAACCTTGTCCTGTGATTGAATGTAGGATGATGTCGGTAACTGTAGGCTTGACGATGGACCTACGATATGCAGGGTGCTCGCCTTGCCTGATTGAGTAATCTTGAGGTCGCCACTCTTCATGGTGCCCATGAACGCTTTGACCTTGGCCAAGTCACTGATGTTCACCTTGCCCGGTTGGCTGACATCACACTCCACCTTTCTGCGGATGAAGTGTGTGTCCTTACCAACTGAGGCGTGGATGCCATCGCTCTTGGCTTCGATGACCAAGTCTGCTAGGTCCTTACCGAAACTGCTCAAGAAGTCCTTGAGGCCACTGTGTGAGATTGTAAATTCTGTCATAGTATCATATCCTGTAAAGGGTTGGGGGGAAGAGGTGGGCGGAGTTGAAGCGCCCAGTGCCGTTGCACTCCTGCTGGTATCCTCTTATTACTGCACAAACCCCCAAGCGTCGGCTAACTGTGGATATATTGCGATGGTCCACCCTGCCGTGCCGACGCAGATGTAATCATAGCATGTTGTCCCTCATCTCAGCGAGTCCGTACCATGTGGCCTCCTCGCCCTTCTTCGTCACGAAGTACACTCGCTCCTGACCCTTGAGGTTGGAGTTGGTCTTCTGCTTGAAGAAATCAACATAGTGTCGCACTTCCCCTGTGGTTGAACCATCAGAGTTGCGCATCACCTGTGTCTTACACCATAGGATTTGGAACAGGTCGTTGGTCGCACTCTTCTCCCATGCGAACTTCCAACCATCGAATCCAATCTTGCCCTCTCGGTCCTCTTTGAGATGTGTCTCCCAAAAGACATCGACTCCAAGGCTGTTGAGTTGACGGCAGATTGCAGTCAGTTGTCGGAATCGTGTGGAACGAATGCCCCAGTTCCAACCAATCTCTTGATTGAGTTTGGATTGAGATGCTTCGATAGCATCCTTCGCATTCATATCCAAGTCGTAGATTTTCATGATGTCCATGCACATGCCGTCGAACTGGTCAACCGCCGTGACAAGGAATGTCTTGAGCAGAGGGCCTTCAAAGCCTTCTTCGTACTGCTTACTCGCATACTCTACGGCTGCCTTACCGATGTCCATGACACGCTGATAGGTTGCGATGTAATCGTAGGCCGTGCGGTCCTCCATCTGCATTACCCATGGTGAGAAGGTACGGAAGCGTGCATCGTCCCGATAGTGCGCCTGCTTGCAAGCCATTGCACCATTGTCGAAATCGAGTGCCCAGAGCATCTCTCCCTCCTTGAATCGGTGGGCGTGGGCATCCAGTACTAGACCGGACTTACCCACACCCTCATGCCCTACCATACCACAGAAGACGTGTGATACCTTGGATGGTTCACCGAGTCCTTCCATCTCTTTGATGATGTCAGGAAAACTGCTGACAAATGCCTCTGAGGTTACAGGTGCCTGTGCTGCGATGGGTGCGTCTTCAGGGACTACTTCCTTCTCCGCTTCGCTGGTCTGCGCTAGTGCTCCCCATCCACTCATTCTTTCAACTCCTCATCTGTTTCTGGTCTGTAAATTTCAACCATTAAATCAATCCCTTCCTCATCAATTTCCCAACCAAACTCCGCAGGGTCGTAGTTCACTTCTTCGACCTCTTCGTTGATAGCCAGCATCAGGTGATGAGGCCAATCCTCGTTCTTGGGTGTGTCTGAAAAGGCGATGGCTTGTGTCATAGTTCCGACACCCCACTCAACGGATTGGATATTCTCTCCGTCGTCATCCAAGTGTGCTTCAATGTGAATCACCTTGTCTGTCCCACGGACATCAAATGTCCACGGCTCACCTGTCATGAGTCTGTCAAAGATTCCCTGTTCAAACGGATGCATCACTGGTCACCTCCGAATTGATTGAGGGATGTGTTGCCACCAGTGGCCGCAGGGCGAGCCGTGCGTGGTGGTACAAACACACCCAGTGCAGTAACACTTGGTAGGGTGTCGTTGTTGTAAGGGCGCAACTTAAGGCGACCGATGACGATAACCTGTGTGCGCTCTGCGTATGGTACCCATTCACCCGGACTCTTCTCGTAGTCGAATGGATGTTGGTCGTCGTACAATGCGCCCGGAATCCAGACAGTGACCTCTGAGTGAGGACTGTCACGACCGTTGCGTGATTGCAATGCTAGACTGGTGACGCTCATACGGAATGAGCGGCCTGTCGAATCGTACTCAGAGTCCATTGGCTCTTTGTTCAATCGACTCACGTATCCCTTGGTGATGACAATTGGATTCATTGTGTTACCATTGGGCAACTGAATCTTGCGGTCACCGTGTGCTTCGACAAGTTCGCTGAGGTCCACGTATTCCTTGTGCATCTGGTCGTTGGACAAGAGGCGCTCGGGTCGTAGTTCAGCACGTAGTTCATCAGGCACAAACGAATCTGTGTACTCCACGGTCTCGTGGAAGTTGCGGTTCGTGTACAGTGTGTCTCTACCCTCTTGGGTAGGTGGAACCACCTGAATCTTACACGGTGTGTAGTACTGGTAGTCCGCGTTCATTGCGTTGTTGGTCAAAGCCACGCGCCACATTTTGATGTCGCTTGAGCGCTCATCAGAGCCAAGGAAATACATGTTGCGCACCATGCTGGTCGGTGCCATTGGTTTTCCTACGTTTGCGCTGCCTTGGTTGGTGTTCAGCAAGCACAGGATGAGGTCATCGTGCTCAAATGCGAACCAAGGTAGTTCACTGCCGTCTACGCGCTCACCTGTTGGCTCACCGTTGATACACCAGTTCCCTTCTCTTGCTGTCACAATGCCGATAACTCGGTCACTGATTGCTCGGTCTTGGTTACTCTTGAACAGATTGAGAGCGGATTGTCTCGCATTCTCTCTCTGGTCTCTTGCACTCGATTCGATGGCTACCATCATACCGACGTATGTGCTTGTCTCTCGCTGACTTCCACCAGATGCTCCGAGGTTGCGTGTTTCGATAACGAACATCTCTGTCCATTCCGTCACGAGGAAAGAGTCTTCTGAGTGGATGTCATCCACCTCAAACTCAGCCTTCAGCCAGTCTTTCAACTGAGTGAGGGCTTCCCCTGTGCTGATACCCAGCCTCTCGGCATAGGCACCTAGCCTCTCCTGTACACCTGTGGGAAGCGTGTCCCATTCATTTCCTTCATTTTCCATACTTATCTCTCCTTTTGTTTCTCCTTTTGTTTACCACCTTACTACTTCGTGGAATCTCTCCATTTGCTTTCGTGTGACTTTGATAAATGACTCAAGGTCTTCTAGGTCTGCTGTGATGTCATAATGTGTCCCTAGAACTTTGTGCCTTTCGTGATGGTACGCCTTGCATTCTTCTACGCTTCCTAACCAATCATAGAGATTGTTACGTAAGATGTTAAGGCAGTCCCACAGGCTTTGCTGTTCGGGTGTCATATCATTGACGTTCGTTCCTTTCGGTATTGTCGTTTCCATTTTTCATTCCTCCTTCATATTTTTCTTCAGTTTTGCTACAAAGTACTCAACAAATGCCAAGTCGTCGTCGGGCCACTGTGTGGCCAACATGACGAACTCGCCATAAGTGAGCATGAACTTGTGCCAATCATCTTCACTCTCCATGAGAGGTTTGGCTCGGAAGCGGAGTCCTTTAAGCACTCCGATTCTGCTGTTGCCTGACTCCAACGCTTGGGTCAGCAAGGCAGTGACCTGTGGGAAAGCACTACCCATCAAGTTGATGGCGGCTTTGTTGAGGGCGTTTGTATCTCGCTTGAGATATTCTAGTAGTGCACCATCTTCTTTGGGCAATGCCTGAAGGGTGTCTATGCTTCTTCGTAGGCTACCACCATGTAATCGATTGAGGGAACCGAAATGGTCTGCCCAAGTAGTAGGTATTGTTGTCTTTTCGTGGAATTGGATATGATGGAGGCGTTCACAAGCCTCATCGTCGGAGAGCGGCTTGAACACGTATGTCATGCATCTGTCTCGGATGGCACTGTTTATCCGCCCAATATCATTGGCTGCCAAGATGAAGATGGTAGTCTTGTGACTGTCCTCCATAATTTGCTTGAGGGCTTTCTCTCCTTGAGGGGTGAACTCATCCGCCTCGTCTAAGAAGATGATGCGGCGACTGACACCAAGTCCCTTCTGCTTACTGATGCTCTTGAGTTCTCTCACAGCATCAATGCCTCTGTCATCACTGGCGTTGGTAACAATGAAATTCATCGGGTCAAAGTATTCACCAAGCAAGTCTCTTGCCAATGCCTTAGCAGCACTACTCTTTCCTGTCCCCGATGGACCAACGAACAACAGGTTAGGTGGGCACGAGTCAAGGTCCCACTGCATCGCAGCGTTCTTGTACTCTTGGCAACCTACGAGTTCACTCGTGGTAGTGGGTCTGTATTTCTCTCTCCAATCCATTTTGGCTCACAACCATATCTTTCTTGTTTCTATTTAAAGGACCAGTCTAATTTGCCATTTCTATGAGGTCTGTCAATTGTGCTACGTCACTGTATCCTAAGTTGTCATCTACATAGTCTAAGTTCGCACCTGCGAGTGACAACGTATCGAGTTTGAAATCAGTTACCTCCACGGTCACGACGACCGCGTATTCATCTACAGGCAACCAGTTGAGACCTGCGAGCATACCTTGCTGTGCAAGGCGCTGACGCATGTGCTGCGCGGGGCCTACAGGTACCTCCAGTTCGCCCACCTCGTACATCTCGTAGCCGTCCATCGCAGCCACGCGCACGAATGTATTGAACTCCTCATCCTTACGGATGGAAGCAATGAGGAGATTGATGTGGAACGCGTCCTTGAGAATCATCCACCCACCTTCGCCGCCTACCTGAAATGGTCCCGGTAGTGTCAGGCGAATGCGTTCCTTGTCAGACGATTCGATGAGGTGGCCCAGTTCAGAATCTGCCTCCATGAGCCTTCCCTCTTTAATTGGTAATTTGCTATCTGTTTTGTTGAGAAACGAAAGCCGGTCGGCGTAAGGCAACTTGTGAATATCCCAGTCATCACCCAGTGCGAATACATCTGTCAGGCATTTGACGTTACAGCCGTCTGCCTCTACTTCAAACACACCTTCCTTATCGATGGGAACCTGTGTGACCTTGCCGATGACCTGCCGGTCCCGCCCGTAGAGTACACCCTTGAATGTCCCCTGTGGGAACTCAGTGATGTGGAGGTATCTACGTGGGTGCTCAATGGTTTCGACGTACACTTTCGTAGGCGTACTCATCTTCGCCCACGCTCTATAGACCGGGCCCCTGAACGCCTGACCGGGTTGCATTGTTCGCACATCCATGTCAATGATTTCCTCCTTGAGCAAGCGATTGATTATCTCTGTAGGTGACATCGTATCGAGCATCTGACGAATGGCCATCATGCTCTGCGCACCTGCGTCTGTGATGTAGGATACCATCTGTAGGAAGCGGTCGATGGGCATGATAGGTGGCTCATCTGTGGCTCGTGACCAGAAGAGCATTGCTTCTTTCTCATTCATTTTGCTGGCAATGTGGAGAAAGCCGAGGTCTTGAATCCGACCCATGAGCATGAGTGCTTGCTTGACTGTCATGCCCTCGCCTCCATACTCAGGTGATTCAACTGCAAGAAGTGGTACCATCGGTTTGCCTGCAAGTGACTCATCCCATATCAGAGGGGAGATGGATAACTTGCTGCACACATCATCACGTATCCAACGAATCGAAATGAACTGTCGTTCAAATCGTGAGTGCGCAGGATAGAAGATGTCAATGAGTTCCTCCAGTTCAGCACCCGTATCACGTATCGATTGCTCAATCAGATTGAGGCACTGTTGGAAATACTTCCAACGGTTCTCTTTGTCCGTTAGGATTTTCCTATTTAGTCGCCTGAGATTTTCAGCGATGTCTGCCGCCTCTGCTAACAACATCATTCTTCCTCTCCTTTCTTCCGACGGCGGTAATTTCTGTGGTATTCAATCATCTTCTCTCGATTCTTCTTGTAGTATTCACGATGGTATTTACGAACCTTCTCTGGATTCTCCTTGTAGCGTTCCCTTGCTCGTTTACGCCGACGTTCCTTCACTTCAGGTCGCTTTTCATATTCACGCTTACGTTCCTTCACTTCAGGGCGTTGGTAGTATTCACGATTGCGTACAAGTATATTTTCTCGATTCTTCTTGTTGTATTTACGCTGGCTGATTTTATTACGTTCCTTCACTTCAGGGCGTTGGTTATACTCCTTTAGTCGCTTAGCCTTACAAGTGTCGCAGAATCTTTTCTGCGGGATGTATTTGAAAAAGGTATCACAGGTTTCGCATAGAGTTATTTGTTTTCTGAAAATCAAATCCATGAGGTCATCATCATCATAAGTTGTCATCTAATTCCCTCAGTTCTTGGAGGGCGTGTTCGATTGCTTTCACTAAAGATGCCGCTTCCTCTTGGCTCAGCCTCACGCCCTCTCTCGTGAAGCCCTTACCACTAGGATGCTCTTCTGTTCGTCTGACTCGGATGTCTATGGATGCAGGTGCATCACCTATGGGGTCGGCTACGCTCATGACAGTCTCGGCCTTGCCTTTCCACTTCTTGGAAGTGTTGGGCACACGCCACTTGATTGTCTGAACGAAGCCTCTGCTCATGCTTTCAACTCCTTGTATGCCGCTATCCATTCACGTTTGTGTCTTCGCATCTGACTCAACTTGTCACGACGACTTTCTGCTTGTCGTGAAGCCCAACCTTTGTCCCAATGTGGTCCTGCTCTTGGAGTGATGGCAGCAAGTTCTTCAATCATCTTTTCTAGATGTCCCATCGTCTTGTATTTCTCCAAGAATCTATCGTGTTGGAGTCTACCGGCTGGCGCACACTGTAGACAATGAGTTACACCACATTTGTGTTGTAAATTAGCATCGAGTATGGATGCCCACTTACCTTCTTCTACACCACGTTGTCTGTCGTCTAGGCACTTTTCTGTTGCTTCCCAATCAACTGTCATAGTGCTTTCACCTTTCTGAATATCTTACGTCGATTGTTTGGACAAGTATTATCCGTTTCCATGACATATCTACCATAGCCTGACTTTCGCTTGAGCCAGTATGCAATGGATGATGCTGTGAACTTGTTGTCGTAACCCATGTACTTTGCAATTTCACGGCAGTTGCGCCATGCACCGTCGTCCATGAGTTCTTCAATAACGGCTTTCTGCTGCATTGAAATCTTATACTTCCCCTTACTCATCACTCTTCCTCCTCTGAACGTGGGTAGTAGATGACCACTGAGCCACGTACATGGGGTGGTAATAGTTCACCGCTGAATGGACAGAATGTACCGAGTACCTTGATACTCTCAGCCAGTTTGTTGTCGACCATGTTGATAATCTCAGGGCGGGACAACGCGACATAGGTGGCAGCCTTCGCATCAAACTTGAGCATCAGGTCATCACCAGCCAACAGGCCATAGTCGTATGGTTCCATGGGAACAGATGTGTCACACACAGGGCAGGTAATCACGACTGACCACTGTTCGACCAACTCTGTGGTCTGGCCATCTTCACCCTCTACTCCTTCCGGCAAAGCCATCTCGGCCTGACCGTCAAATGTCCATACTCCTTCCTCCAAGGGGAAAGACGACAAAGGCACTGAACAATCAGGGCAAGGCCACTGTTGTGCAATCTCTTGTCGCTTCATCATCTCTTGCATGTGTCGCTCTTGTGGCGTGAGATGTTGTACATCAATCAGTTGAACCTCAGATTCATCTACAGTCCAACCAATCCCTTCTACGAGAATCTTCATACGAATTCTCGCTTGGGCGGCACTAGGATGATTCTCCTGCTGCACCAATTTGATGCTGCGGTCACCATCTCTCAGGTAAGATAGGCCCAAGCCTGCGGGTTCCCACAAGCCATTCAGGCGCAACCTACTCAATATCTCTTTCACATTATCTTCAGGCGTCGTTTCTTCCATCATATTCCTCTCCTATTTTTTCTGTTATCCAAAGGAAGGTGTCACAGCATCTTGCTGGTATCATTCTTGCGCCATACTCCGTAACAAAGCACGGGTATGTCTCATCAAAGTGCTCATTACAAGACAAGCAGTTGTCATATTTCACCAACGCAGTTGTCATGTATAGCACCTCTTGTTGTTCAGGCTCACCTCTCAGCCTCGCAGTGTCGGGGACTGGGATGGTTGAACCCACGAGGGGGATTTTCTCCCCCTCATGAATCCAGTTCCCATCTTCGTCAATCTCTGCGGCTTTCATCATCGTTCCTTCATAACTCTCCTTCAATGCAGCACCTCTGAAAACATCGGGACACTCTTGAGTTGGTCCTCAATGTCCTGACCGGATACTACGCGAGTCGTGATGTCCCCAAGAACCTTGTGGACCTTCTGTAGTCGGTCGTGGAAGGTGTTGAAGTTCAGCGTACTACCCTTGAGCACCTTGCCATCCTCGTCTTGCCACTCTGGCTTGTGCGTGATTGCACCTGTCAGAATGTTGTAGACGTGGTACAGTGTCCCTTGGTCTTCGTTACTGACTGCAACCCACGGCTCAGAAGGCTTTGTCCACCCTTGGCCCATGAGTCTCCACATGTGTCCACGACTGATGCTTTCCACCTTGCCGTGGTCATCTCGCTTGAGTGTAGGCTTGGTAATCAATCCGTTTCGCTCACAAATTGTCATCAACTTCTCAAAGGTATCACGGTTGACTTCTACATCTCTCATCGATTCTGCTACAAGGATTTCCCTAGCAGCCATTTCGATGACACCATCAATCTTCTCGGCCAATGCATCGAAATCATACGAGCCCAACACACCATTGGTGTGCTTCAGGCTGATGAGATTTGCTCGGTCACCCATGACCATACCATTCGTGCAAGCCAGTCGTTCTGCTACTGCCTGTACCTTGAATGCACTGGAGCCATCCAAACTGTTGTGGATAGCGATACCGATTCGATAGTCACCGTTGTTCAAGAATCCACTCTTAGTCCACTTGTCTCCGACATTAGAATCTGCTACTGCCTTGTCCCAATCTACGTTGGTGGACACGTCGAGGAAGCACGCTGCTCGCTTGCCCTCATCCCATGCCAACACCTTGGCATTGTAGCCACGCTCTGCGGCCAAGTCAAGGACAGGGCCGAATCCCTTGCGGTAAGGCATGGGGTAGTAGGTGGGACTGAAGGTACCCAAGTAGGCACCAGCAGGTCGCTTGTCATCTGCATACAGTGGGTTGAAGATGTGGTAGGATACTGGCTCGCCGTTCGCATTGTTCACACGAGCCATGGTCGAACCCATCTCATCACTGCCACTGTCATACAGGACAAAGGCAGGCTTGCGCACTGGGTCAAAGTCCCAATCTGTGCTTGCCTTCTCCTTGCGCCCACCTGAGAATAGCATGTCATCGAACGCGCCTTCCGACTGCTCTACCTTCACGCCATCCACAATGATGTCGGGGGCAGATGCATCGACCCACATGGGGACTTCGTCATCTGCGACTTCGACTGAATCAAGGGGTTCGTTGTTCTCCATTGCGTTCACAATTCCAATCTGTTCGTCTGTAATGTGCAGGGGTGCACCTTGTCCGATGAGACTGGGCATCAGACCATCACTGATGGCGTTGCCCTCTTCCCCACGAACGAGCACTGCTACTCGCCCATGGTCAATCTTCTCAAATCTCGCTATCAACACCTTGGGTACTCTCACCGTTTGGATGCCCGATACAGACGGGTAATCCATCTCGACGAAAGCCTGTGTGCTTCCTGTCACTTTTCCAATCAATACTACTTCGTTCATATTTTCACTCTCATTTGTTTCCCTTGTTTTTTGGGGCTGTCTTCATATCTTTCTTGTTTCTATTTAAAGGGGGGTCGATTTTCAACCCCTCTAATTGCTCTGGGTCGATGGTACAATCGCACGGCATAGGCTCCCATTCTCCATCGTATCCTATCTGGGCTACGATACCTGTCCCTTTGCATGCTTTGCATCTCATTCATTCCCCTCCAATTTCCATCCGCGCTCGGTCTGTAACTTCTTCACGAGTTCACTGACAAGTCCTTGCCTCTCTTCGGCATCTCCGCCGTCGAGAACGGCCTTCACGACTTTCCGCTTGCTTTCAACCACACGGTCGAAGTGTTCGTCAATCGTGCCAGCACAGGAGATGTACACTGCGTGCACACTGTCACTCTCCTGCCCAATACGGTACACTCGGTCCTCCGCTTGTTCTTCATCGGTAGGAACCCATTCGCGCTCAAGGAATAGTACGGTGTCTGCTGCTGTGAGGGTAATCCCTTCCTTGGCAGCAATGGTGTTACAGATGAGTACGTCAATCTCATTGTCTTGGAAATTGTCTACAATCTCCTGACGTTGCTTGGATGATACGTCACCACTGATGGTATCGACAACCAACCCATCTTTCAGACGCATGCCTAAGTTGTTCATGACATCACGGTGATGTGTGAATACCACAATGGGCCTGCCCGTCTGTTCATTGTACTCCTGAATCCACTCAGAGGCATACTTGACTTTGATGCGCCCACAGATGTGGCGTAGGTCATTCAGCATGTTCAGCATCATACCCTGTGGCATGGGCTGATTGTTCAGGTAGTAATCGTCGATGCGCCTGTCCCACTCTTCTTGGGCGAGGTCGTATGGTCTACGCTCTTTCCTATCCAAATGGATGGGAAGGAACGTGCGTCGCTTGGGTGGTAGTTCAGGTAGCACCTCTTTCTTCAGACGACGAATGCACATGTCTCTGGTCAGTCCATTGAGTTCCTTGATGTTCGATGCTCCGTCGAAGTTCCATGCGTACCCATTGTGCCATGGGTCACAGTATCGCTGAGCAAAGTTCCAAAACGAAGAGAACTGAGCAGGCCGTATGAGATTGAGTGTGTTGAAAAACTCAGAGGGGCGGCTGCTAATTGCAGTGCCACTGAGTGCTAGAATCTGAGGGATATACTTGGCAAGTTCAAGTGTTGATACAGTACGCTTGACTGGGTTGTTCTTGGAGCCACGGTTCTTCAGGTAGTGGACCTCGTCAAGCACGATGAGTTGTGCATCGATTGCCTTGAGTTCGTCTAACTTCTTGGTCACCAAGTCGTAGTTAATGACAATCCAATCGGCTGAGCGAACCTCATCCTTTCCTTTGGCAATTGCGTACACGTCTTCGTTAGGTAACCACTTACTTACTTCCTTTACCCAGTTGTATTTCACATTGGCAGGGCACACAACAATGGCCGGTCGCATCTCTGGGTTCGCGGCTGCATACCCAATGGCGGAGATGGTCTTACCAATCCCCATCTCATCCCCAATCAGGCATCGGCCATCACTGGCTTCAGCGAATGCAACTGCGACCTTTTGGAAGGGGAACAGTTCCAATCCTTCAGGGAATGCACCCTCAAGTTTCTTGGAAATCTCATCCATTTTGCTGTCATCGAGAAGGGCTGCCCCACTCATTTCTACACGCTCAATGCTTCCTTCGACATCTTCCTTGACATCTTCGTTGTCGATGATGGCATTGGCAAGGCAAGGGTACACATCCTCAAGTAGAGAGTGTAGTGTACGTGCTTGTGTAGATGGAATCGACCAACACTTCTGCTCTTTGTGGAACTTGCGACCAGAGATGCTACGCACAATCAGGCGTACCTTGTCTCGGAAAGCATTGTCGGGGATGTAGGGCCAGTGTAGATACAGCAAGCCCTCTGATAATCGAGTCCAGCACTCACTGTTGCCTCTTGTAGTCTCAGGCAATTGCTTGGTTCTTGAGATGAGGGCCGTGCAATTGTAATCCATTCGCTCAAGGACTTCAATCGCCTTGTTGATTGTGACTTGGTTATCCTGCACGCTCCATGCTCGCTTGTCTGCATCCCACTTGAATTGGGGGAAGGGTAGCACATCCTTGAGGATGGCATTGGTCTCAGGTGAGTACGGATAACGCAGGGCAAGCCTGTTGCCATACGAATCTGTGTACGCCTCTACTTCGATAGGTGTCATGCCTCTTCCTCATTCTCGCTTGTTTTCATGTCGAAGTAATCTCTCAACAAGTCCCACGCAATACCATCAGTCTTTGCGAAGATGTTGTTTGAACGTAGTCGTTCCATCTGTTCCTCTATCTTCTTCGACACTGCTTCAAGTTCCTCGATTGCGTCTAGAAGGCCACGCTCGACCTTCTCTGCCTCTCTTACACAAACACCTTCTGCTGCCAATAGAGATATTTCCATGAAAAACTGTGATTTCTCTGGCCATGCTTGTGGGAAAGCCATTCTCAAATCTTCAAGTATCTTATTTCTCAACCGCCAAAAGACAATTCCTGCTTCATTCATTTCATTCATTCCATCAACTCCTTCACTTCAGCCCAGAATAGTTCGCGCCACTGCGCTTGATATGCTAGGCCACCTTTCTCTCCATACTCATTTCTTGAGTCGGCTTCAAGCCAACGGTGCTCAGGCCAAGGCTTGTCGCTTGCAGCCCAAGGATACCAGACAGGTCGCCCTTCGGCTACGTGGTTGGCGTAGTCTTTCTTCGCATCTCCTCTTGCTTTCTTGGTCACGCCGTCACCTCCACGACAATCTCATCCCACGAAGCATAGCCGTATGGCTCATCATTACCATCAATTGCACCTGCAATAATTCCAACCAACAACTTAAGCGCATAATCTTCACGCCAGCCCCAGTGACTCAAACACTCATGCTTAAGCCAATCCATTACTTTCTCTTTCGTATCGCTCACGCCGTCACCTCCACGCATTCTTCACAAACAACATCATTACCCATGTGTGGCCCTCCGTCGCAATCATTGACCTTCTCGCATTTAGGACACCATGCGGCATTAGTTACCAACCCAAGAAAATAGTCATAGGTAAAATCCCTACCTGTTCTGTCAATAAACATCAAAACTTCATGCTCCCAATTCCTCGTTTCTCGCCAACCGCAGTTCCATACATCACCTTCACAACTCACGCCGTCACCTCCACGCAGTACCGGTGTTCACAATTCCAACATACTCTATATGTGGTAGTATGAGAGAAGTGTCCATTCCAATAGTTCTCACTCTTCCTTTTCTTAGTACGAGTGTAAGTCTTTTGATTTGCTTTGCATTTGTAACTCACGCCGTCACCTTCCTACATTTTCTTCGTGGAACTTTTGCCTTTTTCTTGACCACTTGCCCACAACATTTGCATTTGTAATGCACCTCAATAGTTCCACTCGGCCATTGAAATTGCCTTGCAACCACAAATTCACATCTGCTCACGCCGTCACCTCCATAACCTCTTTGAATATCGCTACCGCATCCTTGATGTGTTGGTGCGCCTGTTCTATTTCTTCAGTGTAGCCATCACCAAACACGGATGATTCCCATAATGCCCCTTCAATGTCAAGTAGCATTTGCCAATGTCGTGGTTCAAAACCAACAGTAATCTGCCAACTCACGCCGTCACCTCCACGCCTTCTTCCATAATACCACGACCCTTCTTTGCATTTTCATAGGGGCTTTCTACATCACATGATACAACCATACCGCAGTTCTTACACTTGAAGCCCACGTATGCGCCGTCAACGTCATCGTAGTATGATAACTCAAAATCATGTTCACAACTCACGCCGTCACCTCCACGCCTTGCCACCAATCGGGGGCAGGTGTTCCCTTCTCCCACTTGGCGAACTGCTTGGAATGGTAGTAGGCTCGGTATGCCTTGACCACATTATCATCACGATACTCGTCAGGCATGGCCTGTGCGAATGGTGTGAGATACCTTTCATCCGTAAATGGAATTAACCCACATATACAATGCATATCTATGATAGGGTCGTGACAAGCATGACGCTTACCAAACCGCTTTGTGTATTCTTCACACAAAGCGAGTGCGTGTTGAGCAAGCCATAGAAAATTGGAACGGCTGTTACATGCCCATACTGTGCATGGGTGATGAGCGTAGCCACCCTTGTAGGGTGTACCCTTCTTGGTCAGTGGCATCTGCTCGTCAGTCGCACCGTGGTAACGCAGGGCCGATGCCATCATCTGTGCCGCTTCGACACACATCTTGGGAACGTGCTTGTCACAGTGCATACGTGCCGCTACTACGGGGTCTAAGTCTAATACGAATATGTTCATTCTTGTCCCTCCTTGCCGACTTCGCACTCGCATACAATGTCTTGATTACAAGACCAACAATTGTGATTCATTCACTCGCCTCCTTCTCCCCCTAGGTTGTCTAGGGATTTTTTCATGCCGCCCCATGATACTCGGTACGCACCTGATTCAGTCTTCTCGCTCTGCACTGAGGGCGGTGGTGGTGGGTGCGATGATGATAGTTCCTCTTCTTCCAACTGGGGGGCAGGTGGTTCGATGCCTTCCCAGATGTCTGATACTTTCACATGACCATCTCCAAAGATACCGTCAGGGAAATACCATGTGCTTGGCTCCCATTCCATCCCTTCCATGTTCCCAACTGTACACCATACGCCGCTTCTCTTGCATCGTAGAGTTACGTAAGGCGGTCCATCGAATAGGTCTGGATTGACCGCCTCAAATAGTTCTACTTCGTACCCATACTTGGAACACTCCTCCAGTAGTTCCAACATTCTCTTTTGTTTGCCTAGCATTTCTGCTTCGGTTGTCAGTTCTTTCACTCGCTTGTCAATATCACTCTGCTTCATTTGTCTCTCTCCATTCTTCTATGACCTTATCACAATGCTTGACTAGACCAATGCCCCATTGAGTGTCAAGGTATACAGCCAATGCCTTGGCATCATCTACAGACCACGAGCAATACTCAGGGTCGCTTAGTGCATCTCTCAATACGTAAGTGAAGTTTTTCACCGTGTCGAATCCCAACAGGTATCGGATTAGTTCTTGGTTGTGCTTCTTCAGTTCGTTGCTCATGTTCATGCCTCCTTGTATTCCCAAAATTCCCAAATGGGTTCTCCAGTTTCTTCGTCGATGGGGCCGCGTAGATGGCTGAATAGTTTGGCCATTCACTCGTCCTCCCAATGCTTTGCTTCTTCGTCAGATGCTTCCCGTACCGATAGTCCGGCTTGCACAAACTCATCCCAATGGTTGCCAAACTTGTCTTCCAAGAACTCGATATAACCCAACATATCTTCAAACTCGCTATCATCAATTGTCACTGTTCTTCTCATTCTAACCCCTCATCCTTGAAGTATTGTGCTGCGTCTGCCTTGGTCATCCACTTCTGCCCCCAAGTCTTCACTGTTACAGCCACTAGTTGGTGGGTATCTTCGTTGGATTCTTTCATCAATTGATTGCTGAATTGTTGGTTGTAATCGAATATCGCAACGACCTTGAACCCACAATCGGGGCAATCAGCATACAGTTGTAAGTCGCTATTCGCATCACCAAGTGAATCAATTGTGCCACCTATGTAGGACATGCACTTGAGTTCTATCTCAAAGTCATCGTCGCATACTGGACAATACATTGGGTGACTCATTTACTCGTCCTCCCATACAATGCAATCTTCGTACTCCTCAGCAAGTAGCCTCATGTTGAGTTGTATCTCACCCTTCACACCGTCATCACGGACAACTGTAAAGTAGAACTCATTCATTATGTTGTCAATTACACCTGTAACATCAAAATTCATTCACTCGACCTCCACTTCGCTAATCCAATACAGGATGTCGTCAACATCTGCACCGTATATGTGTCCAATCATTCGGAAGAAGTCATCGGCGACTTCCCACCCAACTGTTTCTACCAAGTCCTCAACAGTATCTCGGTCATATTTTGTTACGTGCTGGTCTGCTACATAGCAGGCCAATCTTGTCATTTTTCTATACAACTTAGCAAATTCACTCATTCTTTTCATCCTCCTGTGTTACTTCCTTTCGTGGTGGCTTGTGTGAGATGTTCCTCTCACGCAAATAGACTTGTGACTTGCGCTGATTCCAACGCCATCGTAGTGCCTTGCGTGTCATTCGTCATCACCTAGTAGTTCCTGTAATTGTTGTTCGCTGTTCATCATCGAGTCCTTTTGGCTCAGGTAACTGTAAGCCATAGCCAATACTCGCCATGTTTCTTTCATCTCGTCTGCATCGTCAATTGACTTTGCCAGTTCAATCATCTCTCTTGCTATTCGTTTTGCTTCCATTTCGATTCCTCGCTGTCTTCATATCTTTCTTGTTTCTATTTAAAGAGGCTCTGCTTTCTCATACGCCTCCATCCTAGCCAATAAGTCAGGGTGTAGCCCCTTGGAAGTCGCACCCCTCCTTGGGATTGACCCATCTGGCTTTGGTCTAATGGTCAATTGTTTTTTGAGTACCATTCGCTTCAATAATTCTGTTGCCGCCAATGGAGTGATTATATTCCAAACATCATCTAAGAGTTCGCTTCGTCTGAACCATTGTTGTTCCTTTCTCCTAGCGAACATATACTCTATGGCATCATCACACAGTGTTTCGCACATGCTATCTGAAATTTGCCTTATAGACCGCCTGAATGGTTTGGGGGCTTGTTTTATTTTTTCTTGGGCGATATTGACCTCTTCTGCTAAGTTCTGTAATGCTATCAGTTTCATATCAATGGACGCTTCCATCTCCTGCATTTGTTCAAGTAGTGTACTCTCAGGATTGATGGCCAGTAGACGACTGTTCACGGTCGCTAGTTTGCCCATGAATCTCTCTTCCATGGATTTGATTTGTGGACCCATAGCAGTTGGTAGCATCTCTTCTACGATGTCTGCGAGTTTTCCTAACAGTTCTGCCTTAAGTGCGTCCTGCCACATTTCCATATCTATCTCTCTGGTTTCCTTCCACTCCTCTAATTGCTCGATTCGTGTCATAACCCTCGTTGCTGCATCAGCATGTTGCCTGTGCCGATTACTTCTCCTTGGGCGACACGCTTCACACCTACCTTCCGTACTCTTCATTGACAACTTAGTGAAATTATCTCCACATTTTTCACACTGCACTACGTATACCATATCTATCACTCCAGTGGATGCTGTACATCCTTATCTCCTAGCACCCAACGTAATGCTTTGACCACGCCTTCCAGTGCTTTGTAATTCCTCATGTGTTCAATCCGCTTACTCTTGTGAGTCGTCGTCGCCTTGGTGAAATGCCAGTTCTGCTTGCGCTCCGCCTTGTCGAGCATGGTTTCAATCTCTGCCCATGAGCGGTCGTAAGTGAAGTGTTCTGTGTCAATCATTCAATCCTCTCCTTGTTTTATCCCACTCAATCATTTCCACCAACTTATCAACACCAAAGCGCTCAGTCATTAGTTCAAGTTGACGATTCGATTCTCTAAGTAAAGTCGAAAGACGCTTGACTTCTGCGAGCAGTAGTGGTGCGTCTGCGATGAGTCGTGCATCGGCTTCTGTCATGTATGAGTTGCCAATGTTTCGCATCCACTCCCCACTACTGGTCTTTGCTCTCGCCTCATTCAATTTCACCCACCAATTTTCAAGGTCTTTCGGTGCATCATCCCTCAATGGGCCTGACCGCATCAACTCCCACGGTGCGGGTGTGTGTCCTTCGTACTTGTCTGTGTCAATCATTCAATCACCTCATACAAGTCTTTGATAAAACCCTGCAAATAAACAGGGTCGGCAGCATCCATGTTACGAGCAATGTCAGAAATCGCTTCACGTAATCGCTTGACTTCTGCTTGTAACTCAACTACCTTATCTTGCGTAATACTCAACAAGGGGTGTGTAAAGTATTTGTCTGTGTCAGTCATTCTTCTTCACCTCGTATCACTTGTTCTGCTCGTCGTATAATGGAGTAAGCATCAACTCCAACTCCTTCAGCCATCATTACAAGCGCATCTATTCTAATGTCTTCTAAGACTTTACGCAACCGCTTGACTTCTTCAAGGAGAAGTGGTGCATCTGCGATAAGTTGTGCATTCGCCTTGCACATGTCTTCCCACTTTCCACCTCTGTCATTCATCACTTGTGCGATGTGCCAATGATGAACACCTTCGGGTAGGTTTTCATCAGCCCTTATCTTGTAGCGACTGTTGGGTGATACTCGCCACGGCCCTTCTGTATGTCCTTCGTATTTGTCTGTGTCAATCATTCCTCTTCACCTCTTGCAACTCACTTCCAAGTGCTTTGCATAATACTTTCAGTACATAATAATCCTGTACAACATAACCAATAGCCTGTTCCATAGCATCACGCAATCGCTTGACTTCTTCAAGGAGAAGTGGTGCGTCTGCTATGATGTGCTTGTTACACATACCCATGGGGTCTGGTATGGTGCATACATGGTCGCCGTTTGCATCCTTTACAGAATGTCCGGCATTACCTGTCTTGATTGACCACGGCCCTTCCGTGTGTCCTTCGTATTTGTCTGTGTCAATCATTCGCAATCACATCCTCTAACAAGCGAGAAATCAAGCCGAAATTCTCATGATACTCTCTCGTAATGTTCACAAGATTTTCACGTAGTTCGTTGTATTCTCTCTCAACTTCACGCAACCGCTTGACTTCTTCAAGGAGAAGTGGTGCGTCGGCTATGAGTTGTGCTGATTCTCTATTCACTTGACCTATCATTACAGACATCTCTTGCCCTTTGTAGTTGGTCTTTATCGCAACATCGGAATAGATTATGGGTCGCTCATCTGTTCCTTTAGATG